AACTACAGTTCCAGCAGCGGGCACACGTTGTAGTCTAGTTGTTTTAACAAGCGGAACAACATCTTATACGATGACATTTGGAACGGGATTTAGATCTCAAGGAACTCTTGCTACAGGAGTTACTACTGCTAGGTATTTTGTTTTTGATTTTATTTCAGACGGAACAAATTTATTAGAAGTTTCAAGAACAATCGCAATGGCATAAGGGGTATAAATGTCATACCAACTAAAAGTTATTAAAGATCATCCAATAGGATTTTGGCCTTTAGATGAACTTTATACAAGCTTTTATTTTGTTTCTACTTATAATGATAGTACTACGCTTTATAATGAGCCATCTTATTATAACTCTTCTTTATCTACTTCTACCGCTTCAGATTATTCAGGATGTGGAAATAATGCAACCTATAATGGAGAGTTTCCCTTAAACGATTATTTGTTGCCATTAGTATCAGGCGGAAAATACGGAACTAATATTTCAAATAATGGAAAAATAGAGTTATCAACAAATAAAGATTATTATGGATCAACCTCAAGCGGAGGAATTGGAAATAAGTATTCATCTGATAATGATTTTACAATTGAATGCTGGATATCTCCCTCTATATTTTCATCTACTGAAACTCCAATTATGTCAGATAACTTAAACAACATAGGACTATACTGGCAAAATGGAGATATAGTTTTTAAAGTATCTGCAACCGAATCAGTTAGATATCCAGTAACATACTCTAAAAGAGTTATGCATTTAGTAGGAATTTATTCTGTATATTCGATTTCTTTGTATGTTGATGGTAGGCTAGTTTCAACAAGATCATTAGCCGAAAACTTTAAATTTACAAATACCTCATTAGCCTTGGCTATAGGGCCAACAACTGTATCTACAGATTCTTTTATTGTTGATGCTCCAGCCATATATAGATATTCTCTTCCTTCCTCTTCTATACAAAGACACTATGGAGATGGAAATTTTTCTGCACCAGCAATTCAAGTTGTTTCACCAGATCAAGGAATTCTTTTTTCTTGCACAGATGCTTCTATAAGAGCTCAATTTCAATACTCGTATCCAGTAAATAAACAATGGTCGGAATTTCTTGATAGCAACACATACTATAATGAATCTGCAGGCTATATTTCTTTTTATAAAACAGATTCAGTTCAATCAAAAACATTTATTCTTGAAGACTCATTTTTAATACCTAGCCAAATTCCATTTGTAAGTTCAAAGGTGGAATGGAGAAACGATTTAGGCATAACAGTAGAGTCAAGCGTAGACGGAACAAATTGGCAAAATTGTTTAAATGGACAGCCATTGCCTCAATATACAAAAGATTCATTTAGCACTAACGGAGTTGTTTATATTAAAATAACCATGTCCACATCTGATGCTAGTAAATATTTACCAAGATTAGCGTATTTTGCAATTAGTTTTTATACAAATAAAGATGTTTACGCAGATAATTATGGCGATCTAATTTCATCTTCATCTGAGTATTATTTAGGGTCATTAAATTATCCACTTCTTTCCAGACACTATGATAATGGAATAAGGACAAAGCCTGGTTCTGGATTTAACTTGACCACAGCAGGCTCTGTAAAGTCCGTAGAGATGTTTTTTACTCCGTCTGACCTTACTGCTAATACCTTACTAGATGTGGCAGCTACGGGGTCATACACGGCTTCTGCGTACTCTTGGGCGGGAAACGGAACAATAACAAAGACCAATATATTAAAAATCTATGTAAATGGAGTAGATCAAACAACACAAACAAATATATCAAATGTATTTGCTGCTAATCAACTATATCATGTTGTATTAGTTTTATCACAACCTTCTTCAGGCATATTAAAGTTTAATTACTCAGGTTCAGGCGGCCCAACTTGTCTATATAACAACATTGCTATATATTCAAAAGAACTAACTCAAGCAATAGTTTCCACACACTATTCCTTATATGTAGGAAGGCCAGCAGTCTCAGTTTCTGATCCGTCAATTACTGTGACAGAAAAGGATATCAAGTCTTACAATAATGACTGGATTGTGTTACAAAGTATCTAAAATTGTCCATCTGTGTGACAAAAAGCTGGACTTGTGCAGGAAGTAATGGTAAAATAAATTACTATGGACATTAATCGTATAAACACCAAGATACTTGAAGAAGAGAGCGTACTTGGGATATATGTTTGGGAAATGCCTGATGGCAGATGGATTGGGGACGATGATGGGAATTTTCTTTCAGTCACCTCTAAAAAAGGAAATAAATCCAGAGTCGATGCTTTGGCTAGAGAAGTTCGCTCATTTGGCATACATGAGGGCAGGCCTAAATTTCTTTCTGCAAGAAGAAAAATTGATGACGAAGAATTTGAGTACCAAAAGAAAAGACTTGACTGGGGATTAGTTCCAGACCCACTAGACATTGGAAACTATAAAGACGAAATGAAGAAGTTGAAGGGGATGAGATGACCGTAGAATTTATTGATGATGATGCATCAGAAAACGTAATTGATATTTCAAATACAGCAGACTGGTTTTCTTTAAAAAAAGATCAAGTAAGCAATGATCCATTTGCTGCAGGAATAGACGAATTAAAAAAAGTTAGAGGACTAGGTTCTTCTTTTAAGCGCAAGATAAGCAGAGAATTTTCTAAGTCGTTTACTGGCGTAGAAGGAACGGGAACACAGCAAAACCTACTAGCACAAGCTATTACAGGATATGCTATGTTTGATTTAGTAGAGCCAACATACAATCTTGAATACTTATCAGTGGTCTATGAAACATCAACATATAACTATGCGGCAATTAACGCAAAGGTTGCCAACATTGTTGGCTTAGGATATGACTTTGTAGAAACAAAGAAAACAAATGATGCTCTTGATTCACTTACAGACGACAAGTCTCTTGAAAGAGCACGTAGAAAAATTAGCAAGTTGCGCCAAGATATTCACGCATGGCTGGATACAACAAATGATGAAGATACATTTACTCAAACTTTAATTAAGACTTACACAGATTTAGAAGCAACAGGAAATGGCTATATTGAAATAGGAAGAACCACTGGTGGAAACATTGGATACATCGGGCACATTCCAGCAAAGACAATGCGTGTACGCAGACTAAGAGACGGATTTATTCAATTGCTATATGGCAAGGCTGTATACTTCAGCAACTTTGGAGAGACAGATGTAGAGAATCCAATTGCTGGACAAGAAGATCGCCCAAATGAAATTATTCATTTGAAGAAGTACACTCCTATGAATAACTACTATGGCATTCCAGACATTATTGCAGCTCAGGTAGCACTTGCAGGTAACGAGCTATCTGGAAGATACAACCTAGATTATTTTGAAAACAAGGCGGTTCCAAGATATATTATTACAGTAAAGGGAGCAAAGCTTTCTCCAGAATCAGAAAGAAAATTGCTTGAATTTTTCCAGGTTGGACTAAAGGGCAAGAATCATAGATCTCTATATATTCCACTTCCAGGAGATACCCCAGACTCAAAGACTGAATTTAAGATGGAGCCAGTTGAAGCAAACCCACAGGAATCTTCATTTAATGTTTATCGTAAATCAAATAGGGATGAAATTCTTTTAGCCCATCGTGTGCCAATTAATAAAATTGGAACTCCAGAAGGAGTTAATTTAGCGGTAGCCAGAGATGCAGATAAAACATTTAAAGAGCAGGTTTGCCGACCAGCACAAATGATTTTAGAGAAAAAAATAAATAAGATATTCGAAGAAAAAACTGATGCCTTGATGCTTAAATTTAATGAATTAACTTTAACTGATGAAGATACGCAATCTAAAATTGATGAAAGATATTTAAGAATGCAGGTAATTACCCCTAATGAAGTTCGAATTAGAAAAGGCATGATTCCGCTAGATGGTGGAGATGATGTTATTGAATTAAAGGGTCCAGCAAAAGCAGAGCAGGCATCGCTAGCTGGAAATACCAGACAAAGATCTCAAGATCGCCAAGCAACTTCCCCAGATATTTCTGGAGAAGGAAGAAATGCCAAGGGCGATGGCAGACAAGTTGACTAACCCCACTCAACTGTTATTTGCCTTTTTATCTATAAGTCGCTAAAATTAAGCATATGAATATTGAAAAGTCTTTGTGGACTAGCCATGGCAATGACATTAATTTGTCCGTTCCTTTTACTAAAGTTAACCGTGAACAGAGAACTGTTTCTGGTTTTGCAACGCTTGACAATATTGATCAAACAGGCGATGTTGTAACAGCAGAAGCAAGCGTAAAAGCATTTGAAAGTTTTCGTGGAAACATTCGTGAGATGCACGGATCTCTTGCAGTTGGGAAGATGGTTTCTTTCAAGCCAGAAACTTTCTACGATCCAACAACTAAAGAGTTTTATAACGGTGTTTATGTAACAGCATACATTTCAAAAGGCGCACAAGATAGCTGGGAAAAGGTTCTAGACGGAACTCTTTCAGGATTCTCAATCGGCGGGAAGATTAAAGAATCAGATAATGAAGTTAATAAGGCTACAGGTAAAACTGTAAGATTTATTAAAGACTACGAATTGATGGAACTATCAATTGTAGATTCTCCAGCAAATGAGCTATGTAACATTCTTTCTATACAGAAGGTAAATGGACAATACATTGCAAAGGGTATAGCAGTAGATGTTGTAACCGAAAATATTTTTTACTGTGAAGATAGTAATTCTGTTTTTATCTCAACAGATAAGACATATGACTCACCAGTATCTGGTAAGCCAGCTCAACTTATTGGTTGGGTTGAAAGTTCAGATGTCAACAAAGCAAAAGAGATTGATAAGATTCTTGATGCATATAAGCAGTCAAGATTTACGTTGCCTGATACACAAAAAATTGCAAAACAGGCAAACGCAGAAGGAGGTAATGAAATGTCAGATAACACAGAAAACGTAGTCGCTGAAGATGTTGCAGTTGATGCAGCAGTTGAAGCAGCCGTTGAAGAGACAGAAGTTGTTGCAGAAGATGCAGCTACAGCTGAGGCTCCTGCAGAAGAAGCAGTAGCAGAAGACGTTCCTGCCGAGACTCTGGAAAAAGCAGCCGAAGTATCAGAAGATAAGGTTGATGAACCTGATTTTGCGAAGATGTTAGGCGATCTAAAAGGCTTTTTCTCAGAAACTCTAAACAAGGCATCTGAAGCAAATGCAGCACAAGTTACAACAATCCAAGAGACTGTTGAAGCTTTTAGCAAGAGCGTAGATTCTAGAATTTCAGAGTTGGCAGAACAACACACAGTACTTTCAAGTGCTGTAAATGATATCAAGAGCACGATTGATGGTGTACAAAAGCGTGTCGACGCAGTAGAATCAGAGACTGCAATTAAGAAGTCTTCAGATCTTGGCCGATCAGAAGAAGTAACAATCAAAAAATCCAAATGGAACGGTTCTTTCCTCGGTTCCGTGAACGAAATATTTAACTAAGGTAGGTATAAATAATGAGCAATGAAACATTAGAAAAAGCAATTGCAACTGGCACAACAGCCCGTGGTACATTTGCTTCAACAACTGGTGGTACAGGAGTTCACACAGCGTCTGAAAATGGCAATGGTGGTCTTCTTAACCCTGAACAGTCTGCCCGCTTCCTTGACTATATGTTCGACGCAACCGTAATCGGTAAAGTTGCACGTACAGTACGTATGAAGTCAGACACAGCCGTGATTGTCCTTATGTCCGTTGGTGAGAAGCTTATGAAGCTTGCAACTGAAGGAGATAACGATGCTGCTAACTCAGCAGTAACTTTCTCAAAGATTTCTCTAACAACAAAGAAGCTCCGCATGGATTGGGAACTTTCAACTGAATCTCTAGAAGACAACATCGAAGGTGCAGATCTAGAAGATCACATTGCACGTTTGATGGCAACACAGGCAGGAAACGACATCGAAGATGTTATCCTAAACGGTGATACAGCTCTTACAGGAGATGCTCTTTACAAGTCATTTGATGGCGTTGTAAAGAAGGCAAAGGCATCAGGTCGTGTCGTAGACGCAGCTGGTGCTAACGTATCTCGTGAAGTATTCAACAAGGCGCTTAAGGCTATGCCACGTAAGTACAAGCAACGTCGTGGAGACCTTCGCTTCCTTGCTGGATCAAACTTGATTCAGGATTTCCTATATGCTAACAGCATTGGAACAAACCAGACAATCCCACAGGATATCGCTTCAAGCGTAATCCGTGGAGGAGTTGCACCACTAGGTGGACCTGCAGGATATGTGGCACCATTCGCATTCGGTATTCCGATTGTTGAAGTACCACTTCTTAATGAGACACAGACTGGAACACATTCAGGAGCCGCTGGTTCACACGGAGATATCCACTTGTCATTCCCAAATAACGTAGTTATTGGAATCAAGCGTGATGTAACTGTTTACCGCTTCTTCTGGCCACGTAAGGACTCAATCGAGTACACAATGTATACTCGTGTTGGTGTCCAGATCGAACAAGCAGATGCTTGGGTTGTCGTAAAGAACGTTAAGGTTGCTTCTTAATTAATTAAGAATTAACTACAGAAAGGCCCCCAATTAATTTTGGGGGCTTTTCATTTTAATTTAACAATGCTATAATTAAAGAACCTAACAAAGGAGAATATATGTCATTCGAGACATTGAAAGTAGCAGAACTCAGAAAAGTTGCAGAGGACTTTGCAGTTGATACTGACGGACTAAAAAATAAGGCAGATATTGTTGCCGCTCTTGCCGAAGAGGGAGTAACTTGGTCTGTTTACCAAAAAACTATTAAAGATATTGAAAAAGCGGCGGATGAATTTAGCGAAGACGCCGAAGAAATTCTTCCAAGATTTAATCCTAATTCTCAACCAGAAAACACAATGCTAGTCAGAATGACTAGAGAGAATTACAGATATGATATCCTTGGATTTACGTTTACAAAAGAGCATCCTTTTGTTGCAATGACATCAGATGACGCTCAACAAATTTTTGACAAGGAGGAAGGTTTCCGCCTAGCAACTCCAAAGGAAGTTCAGGAGTACTACGCTTAACCTTTATTAAATGGAGATTTTAGTAGATTCAAATGCACCAATAACACACAAAGTATTTTGGCAAGGACAGCTTACAGATTCTGATGCTCTTCCAGTTGTTAAAGTGTATGACATTACAGAAGATCCAGCAATAACTCCAGCAATAAACCCAGGAACAGTATTAGCAACATTAACTCCAGTTAAATCTGAAGTTGATACTGGGACCTATAATCTTTATTTGCCATTTGATTATAGCAATAGACAAAAGCAATTGAGATTAGAGTGGACATACAGAGTAAATGGACAGGATGCACGTAAAGAGCATAAGGTATTTGTTCAAACACCATACACTGATATGAGCCAAGCAATTGACGCATTAGGATTGGGATCAGATTATTCAGATCCTAATTCTAAGTCATATGCTGAATTATGCAGTGCTGAAAGATATGCAAGAAAATTAATTGAAGCGTATACTGGACAAAATTTTTATCTATATGACGATGTGCAAATAGCGTATGGGTCAGGTTCAGATGTATTGCCTTTGCCTTATAAGCTATCAGAATTGCATGAGTTGTATCAAAACGATATCCTATTGCTTGATACTATTAACGATATAGATAATTGGAATTACAATACAATTATTTCAGAGAGCGGATTTGGAATAAGAATAAATAGAGCTAACATGCTTGACAATACTGTATATACCGCAAATGGAATGGTCCCCCCTTCAATTAATGATACATATAATGGAGTGTTTGCAAATGGATCAACATATAGAGTTCAAGGTAAGTTTGGATGGCAAGAAATTCCAGATGAAGTTGATCTTGCATGTATTGAGTTAATGAAAGATTATTTTTCAAAAGATAAGATATGGAGAAATAAATATATGAAGTCAATCAAAACATTTGATTGGCAATTTGAGTATAATTCAGGCACCTATTCTGGTACTGGTAATCTTTATGCAGATCAAATACTTCTCCCATATGTAATAAATAAGATGGTTGTTGTCTAATGTATGATCTTGTTGACTCTGTTATGAACATGTTTATGGATGTTTACAAGCAATTTGATTTGCAAGACTCAAATACAGGTGCGATAAAAAAAGAATGGCAATTTGATAGAACCGTACCATGCAGTGCAAAAGGTATTATTAGCAATTCATCTTCAAGTCGTACAGGAGATAGACAGGTAATGTCTAATAAATACACTAACGATCAAATTCTTCAAATTAGAACATCAGATAAAATAACATTAAGAGAAAAAATTACAAATATAAGAGATTCTGAAGGAACTGTTATATGGGAAGAATTAAATTTTCCTACAAATACTCCTACAGTTTTTGAGTTAATGGGAATAACACCAATGACAGATCCACTAGGTGGCGTGGTAGGATATAACTCTACTGTCAAGAGATCGGAAAATCAGACAATTGGACAATAGCTCAGTTTTAGTAACAGCAGCCAGCGGATTACAAAAAACTATGGCTGGAACCTCTGGTACAATTTTAAAAGATAGCACAGTTGCTCAAATATCAGCAGCAATATACTATCAAGCAAAGGTTGTTTCAAAGATAACAACAAACAAACAATTTCAGTCTAAATTTCAATCTATTATATTTAAACAGCTGGAACAAGATTTTAATCTTTATTTAGATTCTCAAGCTAGAGTTAATCCAAAGTCATTGCATCACATGTATGAGTGGAAAAAGGTTGGTAATCCTAAAGCCAGATTATTTAAATTAAGTATAAGAGAAACCAATGGGTTGTCTTTTAAAATTGGTTCAACATTTTTGCCATCTAGATCTACCGTTCCAAATACTTTTAATAAAAATAAATATGTTTTTGCTAATAAAGCTTCTATCATGGAAGCTGGAATGCCCGTAATAATCCGCCCTAAGTCCGCAGAGCGCCTAGTATTTGAAACTAGTACTGGAGTAGTATATATGCCTAAAGGTGCCTCTGTGACCGTTACAAGGCCTGGCGGAGGCAAGGCAACAGGCAGATTCCAAATTGCATATGCAAGATTCTTTACTGGAAACTTAGTCAGTTTGTCAATTAAAAAGTCAGGGTTTCAACAACTATTTAATTCATCATTAACTAAGGCTATGAAGTTGCCAGCAGATGTAAAGAAGGTTAAATATTCTTTTACACCAAATTCATTAAATATGCATGCAGATTCAGCAATTGCTACAGCATTTGGAGGTATAGTATGACAGATTATAAAGCAGATATAATGCTAGATTTAAGAAAGTATCTTTGGAATCAATTAAAGTCTAACGATATTTTTACCGCTACAGATTATTATTCTGACAATATAGGACAAGAGATTGTTCCAATCATACCTGTCCAGCAGTCTCCAGAGATGAATCAATTTTTAAGCGGGAAGAAGCACATAGTCTATGACAAGATAGGAATGTCATATGAGGACAATTGGGCTATATGCTGTGAGCAGATACTGTTTACAATATATTCAACGGATGTTTCAGAAATTAATGAGATCAGAAACCTAATGACAGACCTATTTAGAAGAATGGATGACTCAGCTAGAGATGCTAATGTCTATTCTGGGATATCCAGTAAATTTAAATTCTTTAGTATATTTGTTGCTGATATTTCTCCTACTTCTCCATCTGAAGAGTTATCAGGATTCCTTTCCTCAGATGTGATACTTGAAGTAAAATACGCAAGACACCTTGGCCTAACAGGACGCTTCCTTTAATTTGCCTTTGGGCGCATTATACTCTATCATTATCTATAGAGGGAAGGGCCTAGCCAGCCAAGATTTAATGATTTACAACAATATATATATATTTTTATAAATAGGAGGAAAATAACTATGGCACAATCCGTAGGTAATGCTAAAAATATTCTCGTTGGTGCATCTCCGTTGTTCTTGTCAACTATTGACATTAATGATGCAGATTATATTGCTAACGCAGAACCAGGCACATTAAGAGCAGCAGGTGCAACATCAAATGGAGTTCCAGCATACTCACCAGGAGTCTCATACTCTACTACACTTAATAGCGTAGATCAGACAGCAGGACTATTTGGATACCGTAACGTTGGTTTTACTAACAATGGTCTTCAAATTACATACAACCCAACATTTGACTCAGTAACTGTTGATCAGTTGCTTGATACAGCTAAACTGTTCAAGTCTGCAATGGAAGTTATGATTGCAACAGAAATGTCAGAAGGTACTTTGGAAAACATTGTAACAGTATTTGGACAGGCTGCAAGCACATTAGGTGCAGTAACAGGTTCAACAACTACTACAAAGCAAGAACTAGGTATCGCTGGAGGTTCTCTTGGACAAGCTCCAACAGAGCGTCAATTGATTGCAGTAGGACAGGCTCCAACTGCATCATCAACTCTATCAGAGCGCATTTACTATGCACGTCGTGTTTTGTCTGTACAACAGTCACAACACTCCCTTGCACGTACTACAGCAACTACATTTCCAGTAACATTCCGTCTTCTTCCAGATGCTAACTACTCTGGATCAGAATACGGCAAGATTATTGACCGTGTACTAACAGTATAATTAATTTATTTAATTATAGAATTCCCCCCAGAAATGGGGGGTTTTCTATTTGTATAGATAATATCTATATGTTATAATAATTAAGACTAGATCCTAGGAGGATTAAATTGGCAACAACAGTATATAGTGTAGAAGAAGTAACACTTCAAAATGGTTCAACAGTTAAGTTGAAGCCTTTGAGCATTAAAGAGCTAAGAAAATTTATGCTCGTTTTACAAGCAGCAAGCGACTCAACAACAGAAGATCAAACTCTTAATGTATTAATTGACGCAGTTGCAGTAGCACTTGAAAAACAACTTCCAGAGTTGGTAGCAGATAGAGATGCATTAGAAGATGCATTAGATGTTCCTACAATCAATCGCATTCTTGAAGTATGCGGTGGAATTAAGATGGACGACCCAAACCTTCTAGCGGCAGCGGTTCTGGCTGGTCAGAACTAGATTTAGCCGCTTTAGAGGGTGAAGTATTTCTTCTGGGTCACTGGAAGAATTACGAAGAACTAGAAGAAAGTCTTTCAATGCCAGAACTTATTCAAACATTGAAATCTTTTAAGAAACAAAAGTCGGAAGACAGAAAGTTTACGGCAAGTCTTAAAGGAATAGATCTAGATATAGATGAGGAAGACGATAAGGTACAAGGAAAAACCTTTGAAGATATACAAAGAAAAGCTCTTGGTATAAATGCTTCAGGTGATGATATACTTTCTTTACAAGGAAATGTGGCATCACAAGCAGGGTTTGGAATTGGTGAAGGTCTAGGCTACACACAGGAGTAACATAAATATAAATGGCTGATGAAAATATTGTAACTAACATAGTTGCCAATGCAGATTTTTCAGGTCTTATTGCAGATGTCAATAAGGTCACAGCCTCTTTAGCAAAACTTCAAGCACAAGTAATTCAATCGGACGCAAGACTTGCAAGCCAAGTTGCTACGATGAACAGATCTTTTGGTGAAAACCTAAGAAGAACTGGTCAGTTTTCAACCCACTTTGTTACCTTAACATCGGATGTTGAGAAGTTTGGTACCAACCTAGACAAGGGCCAAATGAAACTGAAGCAATATTTTCAGACATTTCAACAACATACAAAAACACAAGGCGGATTAATTAGAGACCTTGCTAAACAGCAAGTAGCATTACAAAATGCAATCATACAGCCAATGGGCAAAAATGCTCAAGGGCTTATGCAATATAGCGTACATATTCCACAAGGTCTTGATGCAATAAAAAACAAGACTGCTATTGCTAGACAAGAACTTCAAATAATGAATAAGGTTGTTCAAGATGGTGGAGTTCAACTTATTAACTGGGGTAAAAATACACAGTGGGCTGGACGCCAGTTAACAGTAGGACTAACCGTACCACTTGCAGCGTTTGGAGCAGCAGCATCAAAAGCATTTAGAGAAGCAGATGCAGAGCTTGTAAGACTTACAAAGGTTTATGGTGGAGTTGCAGCAACATCAGCAGCAGAGCTTGGAAAAATAAGAGATGAAGTTACTGCAACTGCAAAAGAAATTTCAAAAGCATACGGAGTATCATTTAAAGATACTATCACTCTTGCGGCAGATATTGCGGCCACAGGTAAGCAGGGAAACGATCTTCTTAATTCTGTTAAAGAAACAAGCAGACTTGCCGTACTTGGAGAAGTAGATAGACAAGAAGCAATGAAGGCCACCCTGGCAATTCAAACAACATTTAAACAAAATACTGAACAGCTTTCAGAATCTATTAACTTTTTAAACTCTGTTGAAAACCAGACATCAACAAGTCTTGCAGATTTAATTGAAGCTATACCAAAAGCGGGTCCAGTTATTCAAGGAATGGGCGGAAGCGTAAAAGACTTAGCTCTTTATATGACAGCAATGAAGGAAGGCGGAATTAATGCTTCAGAAGGAGCAAACGCTCTTAAGTCGGCTCTTGCATCATTAATTAATCCTACTAAAGTAGCAAAAGAAAAGTTTTCTGAAATGGGAATTGACCTAGGTGGAATTGTAACAAACAATGCTGGTAATTTAACAGCAACAATCTTAGAACTACAAAAAGCATTAGACACCTTAGATCCACTACAAAAGCAACAGGCAATTGAACAACTTTTTGGAAAGTTTCAGTTTGCTAGACTAAATGCTTTATTTTCAAACTTAGGAAAGCAAGGAAGCCAGACTCTACAAGTTATGGACTTGATGAAAACAAGTTCACAGGAATTAGCAGGCGTAGCAGGGCGAGAATTAACTATGGTAACAGAGTCAGCCTCTGGCCAATATAGAAGAGCAATCGAAGGACTCAAAGCAGATTTGGCTAGCTTAGGAGAAGAGTTTTTAAAGGTTCAAACATTTTTTGTTAATGTTACAGGAGGAATTTTAAAATTTGTTGATAGCCTCCCAGGTCCAGTTAAAACAATTTTAACATTTGTTACAGGCCTTACAGCAGTAATCGGACCACTTATCATGTTGACTGGTGTGCTTGCTAACTTCTTTGGTTATATTATTAAAGGAGCCTCGCATTTTAAATCATTATTTAAAGGCGGAGAAGGCTGGAAAATGCTTACGCCAGAAATTTTGGCAGCACAAAAAGCAGGCTCTCTTGTTGAAACAACATTTTATAATGACGCTAAAGCAGCAACAGTATTAAAAACAGCAATTTCAGGACTTGTAACAGAATTTGAATTACTGCAAAATAAAGCAAATGCTGGAGCGATATCAATAGCACCAACTCTTTCAACAATGGCTGGCAACATAGTTACTTCTGGCGGAGGAAGAGTTGTTAATCCAAATCATCCATTAATTAGTCCTGAAGATACAAGATCAATGTCACATTTAAATCCAGTAGCTGGAATGACGGCGGATCAAAAAGCTGCACAAACAATTTTTGGAGTAGTACCAGGCGCACCAAAGGTTAATCAAAAAATTGGTAATAACCCACAGATTTATATGTCTGGTGATCTTCCAAAGATTCCAGGTCTTACATCAATAGGTGGAGCATCAACAGGAATTGTAGCAGAAGAAGCAGCAAAATGGCATGCAATGACGGGCGCACTTGCAATGCAATCACAATCAGAAATTGCGTTATTGAAAAAAGAGGTTGCAACGACTGGTCTTATAACAGCAGAGCTATCTGATTCATATCAAGCACTGCTTCCTACAATGACTAAGCTTACTTCAAATGCGGCGGCAGAATCAGCAGCAATTGTTGCACAACTACAGGCTGGTAAAATAACAGTAGATCAAGCAAGAGTAAAGATTATTCAGTTAAATGCACAGATAGAATCTATGATTGCACAAGCATCAGTAGACATTGCAGGACAGCAAGGAAGATCAATTGGACTAACAACAGTTCCATTATTAAATCAACCAGTTGTTAATAATGCTGGTAAATCTAATATGAAAGAACTTGCTCGTCCAGGAAGAACAAGAGATCTTCTGAATAAAATTGCACGTGGATTAGGTGTAAAAACATTTGGCGCTGGCTATAGCACAGAAACAACAATTCCTAGAAGATTAAATTCAGGTGGATACATATATACTGCAAATGATGGCAGCATTGTTCCTGGACCAAATGTAGATGCCGATGTTGTTCCAGCAATGCTTACGCCAGGAGAATTTGTTGTTAATGCAAAATCAACTAAAGAAAATCTTCCACTACTTCAAGCAATAAATGGTGGGTCTGGTTCTTCTGGAATGAATAAAAATGATGGAGGACAAGCTAGTGCATGGCTTGTAGGACAAAATCAAGATATTGCAGTTCCAAGGTTAAGCGATTTAACCCCAGAAGAAATGAAAATGCTAGATCCTAGTTTTAGGGGAAAGTCTTCAGGATATAGAGTTAAAGGAACTTCTGGATTGTATATTGGAGACATTAGTGACCCAGCAATACTTAAAAAGTATCCAAATTTAGTAAATAAAAATACTGGAACAATTACAGTTGAAATGATGAATAAGGCTCTTGAGGCAAGCGCTCCAGGAAATAGATTACCTATTGAAGTTATGCAAGCTGGAATAGCTGCACGGTCTGGCAAGTTTAGAAGCTCTACAGAGCAAGCTCTTCATGCAATGGCAGATAGTGGAATTATTACAAGAACAGATGCGACAAGATTATCAGATGACATTCATTCAAGATATGCAGCTTTTCCAGCATCTACAAGATTAAGTGATGCAGATAATCCATTCTGGAAGATATCTAACTCTTACATTAAAAGAGGTTTAAGCGGAAACCCAGATGCTCTTGCGGTATGGGATGATTTTTCTCAAGATATTGGAGTTCATACAAATACAAAAAGAAGAAGCACAACAGCTAGATCTTTATCATATAAAACTCCTTCAGGTGTACAGGTAAATGTTGGTAGATTGCAAGGAACTGGCGGAGACCTTATGGCACATGCTACTAATCCAAAACCTTTATTAAATAGAATTATGAGTGCTGGAATTACATCAATGAGTTCTAGATTTGTTTCTAAAGGTTGGGCATCGACAAGAAAAAGAAATTCTGGCGGAATGATCCAAGGATACAACCGTGGTGGAAAAGTTGCAGCAGCTTTACAAGTCCTATCACATTCTCCAATTAATAAATTATCACAGTTAAGAAATTATCTTAAAGCCCGTAGTATGGTTAAGCAAGGAATGTATCACGGATCATATGGAGAAAATACTCCAGCACTTGAAGGTAAAAATGTTTTAGATTCCGCTATGTCAAGAGATAAGTTCCATGGAATGGGATTCTATAGTACTTCCAGCCCAAGAGAAGCAGAAAGATATGCTGATGGATATAACACCACAATGGATGGTGGCTATGGAACTGTAAATCAGATAATGAATCTTCCTAGAGGACAGTATATTGATTTTAGAAAAAAGAATTTAAAGTCGCAAAACATACAGCTCTATAAAGCGCTTGGCGGAAAAGATTATAAATATGCTGGAGAAGACCTAGGCCCAATATTAAGACAGCTTGGAATTAAAGGTGCAATAATGCCTAGAATTTCTGCTGGAAAAACTGGAAGCAAAGAACAAGATTTAGCTGAATGGTTATCATGGGCAGATCCATCTGGTGTTGTCACAAAACAACTTTTAGGTAAACTTCCTGAAGGAAGAATTCCTGGAAGAGCAAATGGCGGACCAGTTACTGCAGGTCAACCTTACATGGTTGGAGAAAGAGGGCCAGAGCTATTTGTTCCTAGAAATTCTGGTGGCATAATTCCATCAATGCAATATTTTAATCAAGGTTCAGATGGTCCAGTAGGATTTAAAGCAGGGTTCCAGTCTCAAACGTCTAGAGGGTATCTAGGCAAAGGCTTAATGAGTAGACCAGAGGGTGGCGGTCTTGGAATGCCTGCTCAAATGGGAATCATGATGGGTGGAACAATGGCTGGCCAACAAGTTGGTGGCGGTGCAGGAATGGCAATTACCACTGCAGCAAGTATTCTTCCATGGCTACCATTTCAAAAAATATTACCATTATTAAAATCTGCAAACACAGGTGCGGGACTACTTAAAACTGGATTAACTTTAGCTGGAAAAGCAGCAGGATTGTTGACAAGACTTCTTCCAGGAGCGGCAATAGTCGGAACGATATACCTTGCAATAAAAGCATATCAGTCGTGGAGAAAATCAATTGAAGAAACACGCAGAGAACATATCATGCTTAACGGTATTACCGAAAAGGGTGCCGAAGAAGCTGGAATAAGTTATAAGAATGTTGGAAACTCTATTAAAGATGTTAGAGAGCAATTAAAGCTTCAAAAAGAAGCTGGGTTATCTGCATATGACTCTATGACTCCTTCAGGGGTACAAGGATTAACATTAACAATTGCTCAGTTAAAAGAATTAAAAAAGACAGCAAAAGAAACAATGCCAGAATTAGTTGGAACATTTAATAGTATTGATTCTTCTAAGGTTAACGATCTTGCATCTAATCTAAAGGCACAATTTGTTTCTGCTGGCATGAGTGTGCAAGATGCAACAAATAAAATTTATGCAATGATTGAGGCCTCTAATAAAGCGGGACAGGGATTTGGTGCTATTGCATCATCAGGATTTAAAGCAATTCAAGATAGATCTTCAGCTGCAACCGCAATAGTAAACACTCTTTTAGCAAGTCTTAAAGAAATTGATACAGTTGATTCTAAAGCATTTGCTTCAAATATAGATACTGTAATATCTAGTCTTGATTCTGCTGCCACCGCTTTAGTAGGAACAAAAGATGCACAGAACAAAACGATAACAGAGACAGATGCTTTAATTGCTCAATTTGAAAAGTTAAATTCTTTAGGCGCAAATAGAGAAAAAATAGGTCAAAAGGGATTAGAAAACTTAAAGAAAGAAAGGCCAGAACTTGCTGCAATTCTTAAGAGTTCAGACAGTGTTGCTGGAATGTATGCAAAATGGCGTGTTCTGCTTGCTGGAGTAAATATAGATTTAAAGAATATAACATCTGAACAAGCAATAGGAATTGCAGCATATCAAACTGCATTAAACATGGCAGCATCTGCAGCAACTGCAAATAAAAATGTAAAGGGAGAGTTAGGAACAGCAAATGCTGCAACTAAGAAATTAACAGACAGCATTAAAGCAGGAGAGAATGCAATAAAGAGTGCTTCAAAAACAGAAGCTGGATATAGCAAGGCTAGAATTAAAGCAATTCAAGATGAAATTAAAGCAATTAGAGATCGTGCCGATGCAAAGAAAAAAGCTTTACAAGATTCAGTAGATGCAGAAAATACAGAATTAGAATTTAGTAAACTACAGCTAGAAGCGCAGTCAGCTTTAGCCCGTGGTGATAAGGATGCTTATCATGCTGCAAACTTAGCTATAGAGCAATTAACTAAACAAACTCAATTAAAAAAGGCAGCAGATAAAATTGATGAAAATGCTAAAAGAGAAATAGATGCTAAGCAAAAACTTCTTGATGCAGATCAGGCAAAAAAGGATAAGCAGCAAGAATCTATTGCTAAATATACTAATAACGCTCAAACTAATGCAGAAACATTAAATCAAATTAATGATATAAAATCAGCTCTTGCACAACTAGCAATTGATCAAATTGAAAATAATGCATTAAAAGACCCTGCTAAAAAAGCAGAAGGACAAAAAGCCATAGACGGAAGATTACAGACAATTGTAGCTGGACTTGAAAAGGCATCAGATGCCGTTCAAAAAGCTTTCCCAGACTATGTAGACGCAAAAACAAATAAAGGGATTCCTACAAGCACAAAGATTTACGGTCTTCCAGGTGGGCCTGGGACTAGTGTTTCAACTGGCGCAGGTGGAGAATTCCAGAAGCTTGTTGCAGAAATACAGGGTGGAGCCAAGGCAAACTTTATAGCAATGGCTGATAGCATTAAAGGCGGATCAACTTTATCAGATGTTGTTAGAGCAATGGGCGGAACAGTTAATAAGAGCAAAACTCTCAAGCAAGAAGATGTTACTGCTGCAATCATAGCTAATCAGGGCAAGTCCTCTGGATTTTTAAAAGATCAGACAAAAGATGATAAATCACTTGAAGATGGTGTCAGACAAGCAATTATACAAAAATACGGATTTAAAGATGGAGATTCATTTACTTTTGAAGGAATAACATATAATGTTAAGCCAGGAATGTTTGGAAAAGGTTTACAAGCAGTAAGAGTTGCAAGAGCACTGGGAGGACCAGTATCCGCTGGACAAACTTATACTATAAATGATAGAATTAACTCATTGGGTGCACAGCAAGAAGGCTTTATGCCATTTACTCCAAAGGTAAGTGGAATGGTTTATCCAAATGCAGATACAATGCCTAGATATAATATTGCAAGCGGTGCTATAACAGGAATGCGTGGCGGAGCAAATAGTTCTTCTAGCAATAATACTTATTCTATTAATATTGAATTAAATGGTACTAATGTTACCGCAGATGATGTAATTAGAAGATTTAAGCAAGAACTTGCATTGGTTAATGCAAAAGAAGGAATATCTAGATCTGTAGGAGGATCAATATAATGCCAATTTCATTACCAAGAGGATCAATCTTTAGCATAGAGGCTAAAGATCTTCTTGCTACTCCTGCAGGCACTACAAAGATTTGGAATAAAGTTACTGAGCATAATAGAAGTGAATTTAATATAGATGTTGAAAGAATTGAAAAAGTTGTTAGAACTTCAAACGGCACACTAAGAAAGAATTTTATAGCAGATAAAAGAAAGTTTTCAACATCATGGAACATGTTGCCATCATATAGAACACTAACTGTAGATGAGGCATGGGGAGCAGAAGACCTAAGATCTTTTTATTTAGGAGATGAAGGGCAGACTAGTTTTAAAATTAGACTCAACCTAGCTAAAAATGGATCTTCTCAAGAATCATCAGGATATGAAGAATATACTGTTGTTATTACTGATTGCAGTTTTGCAATAGCCAAGCGTGGCTTACAGCCACACTGGAATGTTTCTTTGAGCATGGATGAAGTATAATGCCAATTTCAGCATCACCGTCAGCCAAGAATGCTCTTGAACAAAGCACATCTATTAAATTAAATATGGGATGTACTTTTGAGTACAACATGAACGCTATGGTAGATAATATTGTTGTTACATCAGCAGATATAACAAAAAGTGATGGAAGTAAACCTTTTAAAAAATTATTTCCATCTGACTCTGTAATTAAACCAGCCAGACCATTAGGGGCGGGAATAAAATATGGAATATCTGGAGACGTACTATCTGGAACATATAGAAACCCAAAGTCAAGCATATATTCAATTAATTATAGAACATATTATCCAGGCGCAGATACATATTATAAATATTGGTTGTCCGCAAAAGGTGTTGGAGCAGATGTAACTATCACATACCCAAAAACAATTTTAACAAACAAGATTGTAGCAAGATTTGAAATATCTCATTCAACCCCAACAACTTGGAATATTTATGTAAACGGATCATCTGTTGCAACTGGAACAAACAGCCAAATAAAAGCATTTGCTTCTGGTCAGTATGATGCTGGTACATTAACAATTTATTATAATGGAACATCTTGGGTTACTACAGAGCCAACAACATTAGGAAGTCCAGTCAGCATAACATCTATGAGATTAACTACAGGAGCGGTAAGTAATAAGTACATTGGGGTAATTGAATTTTCACCAAGATTAGTTGTAGATGTAAGTAGTTATGTTACAGACATGTCAATTTCAAAAGAATCTTCTACAAGCGCTGAGGATATTCTACCTATTGGAAAAGTTTCTGCAAACTCATTATCAGTAAATTTAGCTTCATATGAGGCATCAAGAAAAATTATATCTTTTGATAAAACTTATACTTTTGATTCTTCAAAAATATATTTATATAAAAAAGTAGAAGTAAAGCCTTATTTTAAGTTATACGGAACCTTCGGCACACTAACAGATTCAAACGGAACATATGAAAAAATTAATCAAGGCACATTCTACATAGATAATTGGTCATCATCTGAGTACGGAGATATATCAATTACAGCATTAGATGGCGCAAAGATATTACAAGAAACCATAGCTCCAAGTATTATATGCGAAGGGTACTCAGCAATAGCAATAGTTAGAAGATTATTGGATTCAGTTGGATTTACAAGTTATAATTTTAATTCATCTAATACTGATACATCCGTATTCTCTCCAAGATTTTGGTGGACAGATGATTCTAAGACAGTCTGGAATGCCATACAAGAATTATGTATAGACTCACAGATGACTGCAGTATTTGATGAAAATAATGTTTTACAATTTTATACAAGAGACTATATGTTTAATTCATCAAAAACAACAGATTGGTCATTTAGATATTCAGCAGATGGCTCTAACCTTTCAAATATTATTAATTTTTCAAAAAATGATTTAGCCTCAGCAAATCAAGTAAAGGTTTTATGGAATAGCGTTACAACATCAGAGTATGCTGGCAACTCTCAGCCGCTATGGAAATCTGGAGTTTCAGATATGGGAGCACTCTCCCTTGATTCAGACCTATTGTCTAGCGTTGGATCTGGAGGATATATTGCGCTTTCTTCAATAACAATTAATACATATCAACAAAAAACTAAAATACTTGATGAGTTTAATGGATATTTTGTAATTGATTCAGAAATTATTGAATATGATGCAATTGAATATGAATATTTAAATTCAAATAATACAAAAACTCAAGTATGGATTACAAGTTGGTCAGACGTTACAAAATATTTAGGTGTAGGTGTTGTTGGATCTGCAAATTATCAACCAAGTGGAAAGTATAGAATTAAAACTAGAGGTGCATTTAATACAACACCTGCAGATCATTTTGCTGCGGCATCAACTATACTAAATTCATGGAGCGGATATGAAGTTAGGTGGATAGGATAATGGTATACACATATAACTTAGTAGATGGCGGAGGTGGACCTGGGACTGTTCCAGTTCCAGCGGATTATACAATTCCATGGATAAGCGTAGAGACTTTATCATTAACATCAATAAAAATTATTATCAAACATCCTACTGCAACTCCAGGGAGTTTTGGTGGTTCAGGATCAATATTTAACATTAATGATCCAGATTTTGTTTTCCCTACAGGATCAGATGTAGTTGTTGTATCTTCAGATAGAACAACAATAACAAAAACAGGTTTGTTGCCAGGCGCACAGTATATGATTAGAGTAAGAGCATTTAGTGGAGCCGCACAATCTGGAACATATGGTCCATACATTACAGATTCATTTAAAATGCCAAGTTATAATCCTTTATCAGGAGTTGCGTCTACTGCTACTACAGTTTTGATTCCTCCTGGGTCAACAGCAGATTCACCAGGTTTAGGTTCTACTGAAAAATCAATCACAAGTCCAGCTACAAACAATACGTTTGTAGAAAAAACAATTACTGGATCTTCTTTTGCAACAAGCGGTAATAGACAGGTTGAAAAATCTTTATTTAGAGTTACTAATAATTCTTCAGACCCAACACAGTATTCAGTTGCTACAAAAAATACTTCAATATCAACTTCGTATGATCATTATTCATTTGGAACAGGAATGTTTTTTCAGAGCAGCATTTCAAACGTTGATGCAGCTGGAGGTATAGGATTTTTTACAGATGCTTTAGGCCAATCTGGATATTATGTTGTAATGCAAACAACATCTAATTTATCAAGTACTTCAGATAGAGACGTTAAAATTTTAAAAGTTGTAAATGGTAAAAGAATTGAATTAAATGATAGTCAAAAAAATAATCCATCCAAAACACTTACAGGAATATTGGGTGGAACTTCTTATAAAGTTGATATAAAAGTAAAAGTAACTTCTACCGTTAGAGTAATTGATGTGTATGTAAATAATTTTAAAATAACTGCAATTGATTCAGATTCTTCTACAAGTACTGATCCAGTAAATAAAGTTCTTCCAGTAACATCAAACATATCTATGTGCGCTACTACAGGATCAGCTTATTATGATTACATATATGCTATGCCACTTGAAGAAGCTCAATATAATTTAGGAATAATGCAAAATGTATATAATGGACAATTTAATGATACATCTTTAAAATTTCTTTTTGGAGAAAAAGTTTTAAGTAATTTTAATAAAACAACTTTAAAAAATGGATATCTTGAAGAATTTGGAACAGTTGCCCGTGAATTAAAAAAAGTAAACATTAAATATGAATCTAGACCAGGCTTTCCATTGTATCCAAGTTTAGGTATAAATAAATTTGTTAATGTTTTAGGATCAAGGTTGACATCGTTTGGGGCGGAAGTTTATTTGATAAATAATGCTGGAACATACGTACCACTAGATGACTCTTCAACAAATTCATTTAGTATAATTGGCAACTATCTAGTTACCTCTGGTCAACATGAATATATGGACAAAACTGTTAATGAGTATAATAACCCAGAACCAGTAATTTTTGAATCAAAATGGATACAAAAAGAATCTGATGCCAAGTCTATTTCTACTTGGATTAAAGATTTGTGGTCTAAGCAGCAATCTGTTGTATCTATGCAGGTATTTGGAAACCCTTTAATTTCAGTAGGCGATATATTAACCGTAAACTATCCTACAAATAATTTGGACGGGACTAAAAAGTTTGTAGTAATGAATGTAACAAATTCATTTAATCAAGGATTGGAGACATCCATAGTAGCTAGGACTCTATAGCTAATAAATGGTATAATAAAAAAATGGCAATAGAAAAACCATCAACAACAAGCGTAGCGGCAGATGCCCCTATTGCAATATATTCTAATTCTCCAGAGATCAATGACCTAGGACCAAACTATAGAAGAGTAATCCCTGGAAATACTATAGGACCAATTTATTTAGGATCGCCAGACCTAGATTTTAGTGAAATTGATTTATCCCTATCTCTTGATGAAGATTCAACTATTGAGGATGAGGTATCAGATGAAAATTCTTCTGTTGTAAATCAAGATGCTCCATATTTATCAGATATACAGCTAACTTCAAATGCTGTTGTGTACGATGACACTGGAAATCCATCCGTATCTTTAGTTTTTAAAATTAAAAACTCAAGTGGAAAAACTTTAAAAGGAATGAATGCGAGGGTGGAGCTTAAATGATAACAAAATTTGGTAAAAGATTTTTAACTAGTTATATGGCTGGCACAGTAGACTTTGCTACAAAAGATTTAGCTTTAGGAATAGGAAGCACATCTCCTAATGCAGATGGTAATGATACAAGATTAAATTTTGAATTTTATAGACTTCCAGCTAGTTTAAGTAGTATAGATATTAGATCAGCAAATATAACAAATGCTGTAGGCAATGGAACAAGCGTTGTATATACTGCTGATAATAATTTTACAAAAGGCCAGACAATAAAAATAACAAACATATCCCCATCTCAATACAATTTATCAAGTGCTATTGTAGATTCTGCATCAAGTACACAATTTACAGTTCTTAATTCAGCAACTGGATCATATACATCAGGTGGTTATGTATCATCATACTCCGTGGTGTATAAAGCAACAATTCCACAAGATATCTCTGGAGTTATTTCTGAAATAGGACTGTACCCAGGTTTTAGAAAATCAATTAATAATTTTGATAGCAAATTTATAACATCATTTGACAATAATCTTTCTTGGACGGATGGAACATATAATCCAGTAATTGTTTATAAGACTGATTCTTTTATTCCTAAAATAGGTGATAACATGATTACTATTACTGCCCCGTTAAGTACTGCAAAAGAATATACAAACTCAAATACTACATATGATATATCTGGATATAGCGTAAACGATAGTCTTGCAATTGCATATAAAAAAGCAGATGCAAATCTTTCTAAAATAAGAATTAAGTTTTATAGTTCAAATACCTCATATTGCTGGATTGATTTTACCCCAGAGGCTGGCACGGGAGATAAAATTCAATCATTAACATTAAATAATCTTTTTTCTAATGTTACTGCAACACCTCCAGATTTAACTTCTATTATTAAAATTGGAGTAGAAGTTACAGCAACATCGGGAGGCGCAACAACAGTTTATTTTGATGCAATAAGAATTAATGATGAAGATACATTTGATCCATATTTTGGACTTATCAGTAGATCTGTTTTAACTGGAAACGACATACTTAATAAGCCATCTGGAAGACAGGTCGACATAGAGTATAAGTTAACTTTGGAGTTTTAAATGGCAGATATTCTTCAAGATTTATCTTTATCTACGCAAACAATTCAAAATAAAGATTATTTTAATTTAGCTATTAAAAATTTAAAATTAAGTAAAACATATGCAATTCAATTTCAATGGGTTTATGAAGACGGAACAGTTGGTCAATGGTCTCCATCATATGTTGTAACAACATCAAATGAATCTGCTCCCGCAGTTCCAACTAATGCAAGTGTTCCTTCGACTGGTACTGGAAGCATTCCAGTAACGCTTAGCGTTTTCCCAACAAATGCTAAAAGAGTAGATGTAATTATAACTGGTGGAGTTTTTGGAACAAGTAGTGTCGCTTATTCTTTTACAACTGCAGGATCAACAACAATTGCTGCACCCGCAGGAACTTACTTAGTTCAATTAAGAGCAGTATCGCCAACTGGAGTAACAAGTACAGTTGGAACAACATTTACTATTACAATTGCAGATGTAGGAGAAACAATTCAAGCTCCTACAAATCCAAATGGTTTTTCAGCATCAAGAATACTTGCTGGAGTTCAAGTAAGTTGGAATGGAACATACGCAAATGGAACCTTTACAGGATTTGAAGCAATTAAAATTTATGCTGGAACATCAACATCAGCAACTCCAGGAACATATACTGAAGTAGGAGTTTTAACAGGTAATAATGTAAAAAATACAATTGTTGTTCCAGTAGATGGGACTTATGTAAAATATGGGCAAGCAACATATTTGCATGCCGCCGCAGTAAATAAAAATGGAACAGTTGGTACAATTCAAGCAAATGTTGCAAATGTACCATTAGGACCAGGCAAGGCAAGCGATGCAGATATAAATGATGGCGCAGTATTTATTGAAAAATTAGCTTCGAATGTTCTTACTGTTGGAAATTTAAAAGCTGGAGACATTAACGCTACGTCTTTTATTCGTGCAGGAATTGCTGGAGGCGCAAGAATAGAAATTTCAAGTTCAACAGTTGGATCTGTTCTTCCAGGATTAACAGTGTACGGCTCAGATGGAACAACTCAATTATTACGAGCATCCTTGACTGGTGGACTTTCAATAACTGGAAACGGAACATTTACTGGCTCTATAACTGGAGCGAGTGGACAATTTGATGGAGACCTAGGTGCGTCTGGCGGAAATTTTAGAGTAAGAAGCGGAGTAGTTACAGCCTTAGCAGGATCAATTGGCGGATGGCAAATTAATAGTTCGGCATTAAAAAATTCAGCAGTAGCATTTCCAAACATTATGCTTGACCCAGTTGGATCTAAAATTGAATTAAGAAAAGTTGCATCTGATACTACAGATTCTGGCGATTATATTAAAATGGATATTGTTAGTGGATTAAGAATAGGCACAGGTGGTCTTCCAAATTTTACAGTAGATATGACAGGCGCAATGGTTTCAAAAAACGCAACAATTTATGGAAAAATTATTGCAGCAACTAATGGACTTTATTCAGGCGTTTTAACAATTGATGGTGGATACCTATCACATAATGCTGGAATGTATATAGAAACAGAAAATGGATTTACTGTTTATACCGCAAAAACTTCAGGAGTTGGCGGACTATTTGGGTCAGGATATTTAAATATAACTAATGAGGGTCAAGTTTGGATAGGATCTGGGTCAACATTGGTTACTACAACAAAATCATTAAATTTTACAATTAATCAGACCGCTCCATTTGATGGAGTACGTGATAGAGGATATAATTTATTAAATTTAGACGCTAGTGAATTTAGATTTCCATTTATTAACAGCGCAGGTAGTGCTGGAAAAACCGTTGTAGTAGGTGCTTTCGGACAACTCTACAATGGTAGAGCACTTTATTACGGCACCTCTGGTACATCAGCAACTATAAATGCAGAAGTAAATGCTGCTATAGGAGATTTGTACTTCAGTACATCTTGATAATATGACAGTATGGAATAAAACTAGCAATGGGTCCTGGACAAAAATAAATTCTATTTTTAATAAAACTTCAAGTGGAGGATGGACTGAGATACGTGGTGTTTGGATAAAAACTGCTTCAAGTATCTGGACAAGAGTTTTTACAAGACTTTTAGTTCCAGCAAATACTGTTAAGCCAGACGTAACTGGTACATATCGTTTGTACGCTACATTAACAGGTTCCCTAGGAACTTGGAGCTCTCCAGATGGAACAACTATTACATATTCTAGACAATGGCAAAGGTCTACTCCAGTTGGAACACCGCCAGAGCCAGGATCCTGGTCTAATATAGCTGGTGCAACAACTTCACAATACCCAACAGTTTTAGCAGACGATGGTAAATTTATTAGAGTAAATGTTACAGCAACAAATTCAAGTGGGCCATCAACAGCCGCATCTTTTGATTACTTAATAACAAAATATACACCAGTAAGTCTCTTAGCTCCAACCATTACTGGTACAGCATCGGTTGGTCAATTTTTAACAACAAGTCCAACAACTCCAGGAGTGTGGAAAACTACAACAATAAATTCTGGTGATACCTCTCCTGATACTTACTCTTATGAATGGATTTGGGGAGATACTGGGGCATCAATTGGTTCAAATCAAAATACATATACTGTTCAGCCTACAGATGTTGGGCATACAATAAAAGTAAGAGTTACTGCAACAAATACGGGAGGCTCAACAACTAGCGTTTATAGTAATGCTACAGCACAAATTATAGATCCTTACGTATTTTCATTTGGAAAAACTTTACATGTAGGAACAAATGGATACATCTCTTTAGATTTATCTTTTCCAAATAGTGTTGATGCAATAAGTTCAACATCTGGTCAAGTTATAGGAATTTTACCTGCAGATTTGCAACAATCCAGTGCTACATCCATATGGTATTGGTCAGATACTAATCAATTTATAATTAAATGGGAAGGGTATGTTTTTAATCAGCCGTCTGTTATTAGACAATATGAAATTATTTTTAATAAAAATTTAAATTATGCAAGAGTTTATATCATAAATGCTACATCTGGATCTGGAACACAAGCATTTGTTAAAGATGGAGTAGCTCGTACAAGTTATGCATCAGGTCTAGTTACTGGAAATTTAAGAGACGTTTACTTTGATGGACAAACTCCTCCAGCAACAGTTTTTACTACATACACGCCAATGAGTAAATCATTGATGAAACAGGTAACAGGATTAACATCTGGCAGTACAGATGTTGGATATACATCTATTGTAACATCTATAAATCAAACTGCTCCAAATTTAACAGCCCCAACAATATCTTTGATAAGTACTGGAAATGTTAGTAGCCCACTATCTGTTTATTTTTCTGGAGGAAGCGGACCATTTTATCAGATATTTTGGTGGGGAACAGCAAGTCCACCAACTGGTCAAGTTACACCAGATGCAACTGGATCATCTAGTCCACTAACTGATAATACAGGGCCATCATCTACAGCAACACAATATATGTATGTTAGATCTGTTGCTACAGCAAACGAAGTCAGTTTAGGACCTTCTCCTATAGCAAGTGCTTGGAGCAGTGGAGTAGCATTTAATATGACGCAGGCAAAACTATCAACTCCTACTGGAGTAAGTGCTACAGATACCAGAACCGACGGAGTAAATATTACTTGGAATGCTGTATCTGGAGCTTCATATTACGGTATTTGGTGGGGAGGTGCTCCAGGATATGACAGTTCGCCAGATTTTGGAGGACCTAATAATGCTGGAGGATGGAATGGTATTAGCACTTCATTTTTAGATACTGGTATATCTGCTGGAACTAGTCGTGATTACTATGTACAAGCATTTGCTTCTAATAATCCAGCAGGAACAAAATCTGACTGGGGTGGTCCTGATAATGGAACAAGATCTAATGTTACACCACCAGCAACTCCAGCAATAACTTCTGGTCCTGGTATTAGTTGGGCTTCTGGTAATAACTTTACTTTATCTGCTTCCGCTTCAAATGCAACAAATCTTGAATTTCAAGTTGAATTTGCAAACAATAATGGAGGACCAGCTCTTTCTACACAGACCTTCTTCTTTGGAGCATCCACAGGTGGCGGAACAACAGGAGCACAGCAGTATTCCTGGGCTAGAACAAGGGTAAGAGCTAATAACTCTACTACTGGTTTAAGCAGCAGTTTCTCTGCCTTTACAGGATGGGCATAATATGAATAATATAGATAAAATAGAAATTTTAAACAATAGACTTCTATATATTGAGCCGCATATCCTAGCACTAGAAAATGATATTGCTCAAAATCCTCAAGCAGACATAGATGGGAAACCCCTTAGATCTAATGTTCTATTAGACTTTATAAACAAAAAACAAGCCATAGAGTTAGAAAAGAATTTCTTGACTAATCAAGGCTAAATGCTATAATATAGAAAGGAGGCAAACATGACCACACTATTGTCAAATGAAGAAAAAACTGCTATTATTAATCAACATTTAAAAAGCTTGCATCATAACAAGTTTAATATTGAAATATCAATTGTTGAAGAAAATGCTAGAGTAGAACCAGAAACAGAATTTCTTACAAGCTTAAATTTACAATTAACAGATATTAATTCAAGAATTTCAGCAGTAGAAGCAGAACTAGATAAGCTAGTTTAATATTACATTAAGGATAAAAAATGGCAGATAAAGCCGAATTAATTATAACTGCATTACAGCAAAGAATTGGCGAGATTGTTTCAAACTATGAAACTCAAATTGCTATCTTACGTGCTGAGCTTACTGAAATAATGAATAAACAAGAAGAAAAAGAACAAGCAGTAAAAGAATTTGAAAATTCTTTACCGCTATAAAGGAGATAAATAATGGCATTTAATGATGGTGATCCAATTGACGCTGCCCAATTAGGGGCATTAGAAACTACTCTAGCTGAACTTAAAGCTAGAATTCCACAATTAGGCTCTTCTACAACAAATATAAATATTGATGGTGGCGGTGTTGGATCAATAGTTGTGCCAAAAATTTATGGAGGTTTTGTACCTGGACAAAGTTTAGTTCCTGGCTCAATAGTTAGTTATTCAATTAATTATTCTCCAGCAGCATTTACTGCTAAACCTACTTCAGTTGTAGTTACTCCAATTCGTGGTGGTGGAAATTCTGTATGTGATTATTATGTAGTTTCATCTTCAGTAACTGCTTCAGGTGCAATAATTAACGCATATTTACCTGCAGATAAAACTGCATTTAAATTAGCTTTTTATTTTCTAGCAATACAGCATTCTTAGGTATTGACAAATTGAATCAATATGTTACAATTACTGTAACATTAAAGTCACGTACCCGTGACTTTTTTACGTATTAAGGTAGACAATGAGCAACGATTTAAAATGGATGATTTCATCCGATCAGCAGTTCCCTTATCAAGATGATAAAATGATTGCCTTGTGGTTTAAAGTCATGAAATGGTTTAAGCCAGACGTTGTTGACTACCTTGGAGATACGGACGATCAAGCTTGTTATAGTAAGTATACAGAAGGAAAGTCAGCAGAGTTTTTAAACTATCATAAAAATGATAGCAAAGACCTAATTGTTCCAATGATGCGACATGAAGCAAAAGGAGCAAGAGATTTTTACACTAAGACAAGAGAGATGCTTCCAGATGCACAATTATTTTCAGCGCTAGGAAATCATGACATTAGAGTATTTAATTATGTAGACGCAAAGCTTCCAGAGTATATTTCTGAAGTAACACCAGAGTCAATGTGGAGTTTGGATTCATTAGGCTATGAATATATTTATTATAATGAGTTGCCTAAACGTCGTTTTGGAGATATTCATGTACACCACGGACTTTCAATTGCAGCAGGCGGAGCAGTAAGAAAAGATATGGAAGATCTACAGATATCATTAATTCGTGGGCACTCTCATAGGATCGCTTCTCACATGGTAACTTATGAACTTAGAAATAATGGAGAAGGCGAAACACTTCGTGGCTATGAAATTGGTCACATGTGTGATGAAAAGAGTGATGGAATGAAATATAGCCAACACCACGATTGGCAAAAGGGATTTGCAGTTGCACATATTGTAAATGATTATCCACATATTCAAATGATTCATATTGCACCTGATTATTCATGCGTTGTTGATGGAAAGTTGTTTACTTTATAATGTGGTGCGGTAAATGCGGAGGCAGAGTATTTATAGATAGAGTATTTTCTCAAAAGTTGCACGTAGAGCTTTTCTGTATAATGTGCGGATGGCGCAAAATGGTTAACAAAGAAACGAGTGCTTTCGGAAGATGGCTAGAAAAAAAAGAAACAGCAAACTCCAAAAAATACGGTATTTCTTCTTAAACGATAAGATACATAAAGTAATTAAATCATCTAGATCTAAAGATGAATTAGTTGCTTGGTGCTACCCAGATAAAAAAAGAGTTATGTATTCATATTCACAGGTTGAAAAATATATGGGTAAGGCTTATGGGATGAAAGATGTATCTAGTTTATTGAATAAGCATACAGTTACCTTACATGATTATATTTTGGAGGGGAAGATTAAAGCTCCCCAAAAGATATACCCTATAGGCGATCCAGATAATAAAAACTGGTCTAAGTATATGTTTAATGAAAAAGATATATTAGAGTTACATGAGTTTATATTAGATTCAGGACACTCTGGAAATGTTCCTTCAAGAACAGAACTTTTAGGTCTTCTCAAACACAACATTATATTGTATACTAAGACAGACAGCGGATTCATACCAGTCTGGAAGGCGGAGTAATGGCAAGTAATAGGATTGTAATTTGCCCAATTTGTAGTAAAGAATTAGAAGTCAGATCAGATTTTGCCCACATGACATTATCTAACCATACAAACAAGGAGCATAAATGACAACGAGAGTTAAGGTGGACCTATCTTTTACAAGAAATTTAGGTAACTACGAAAGCATTAAAATTGGCGTAGGAGTTGAGGATGATCTTCGAGATGGAGAAAATGTAGATACTGCTACTGAAAGAGTATATAAGTTTGTTGAAGATAAGCTTATTGAAAAGACTCGTGAGGTGGAAGAAGAATTAAAGCGTGGCAAGTGAGAAAGAGCCTTACGTATTGATTGGTCTATACCTATCTTTATATAAAGAGAAGTATAACAAGTCACTTACTGTTAATAAGTTTAGAGAAAAATGGGCTATGCACGATGTAATTGAAAGCGTAGGCTTTGAACGTGCTAAAGAGCTTTTAATATATTATTTTGCTACTAACAAGCAGGGTCATCCATTAAACTTCTTCTATAATAATTTTGACAGAATTGATTCATTAAATAAAGAAATTAAGAAAGATAAGATTAACCGAAGCATCCTTTTGGGTGAGACGAAGAAGATGGTGGAGGGCGAAGAGTGAATACAGAAGCAACATTAATCTCTGCTGTGTGCAAGAACAAAGACATCAGCACCCTATTGGCGGACAACGTAGACGAATTATTTACATCCCATAGAGATATTTGGGAAAGCTTAAAGGGTTATTATTATAAGTTTAAAGCAGTTCCAGAAGTTGGCGTTCTAATTGAAAGACATAAAGACTTTGAGCCAGTAGAAGCAAAGGCTGAAACTGGCTACTACTTAGATATGCTTAAGAATGAATTTATTTCAAATAAGCTTAAGTCTATTATTATTAAGGGTGGATCTTCTCTTAAAGAGGATGCTGCCTCAAGAGTGCTTGCACAAATGCAAAGTGATCTTGCTAGCCTAAGCAGATTTACAAATAACGTTCGTGACTTAGATATTATTGATGTTGAAAATGCTGCACGACATTATGAAGCAGTAAAGGAGCGCTCATCTGTAATGGGTGGTGCTCCAGGAATTTTGACTGGTTTTAGCGCCATCGATAAGGCATACCCTACTGGAATGGCACCAGGACACCTTATCGTGGCCATTGGCTGGCCAGGACGTGGTAAGACATGGTTTACATCCTATCTAGCATGCAAGGCTTGGGAGCAAGGCTTCAAGCCTATGATTGTATCTCTTGAGATGTCACCAGAGAATATGCGTGATCGTATTTTTACAATGCTTGGTTCAGGAATATTTCGGGCAAGTGATTTGTCAAAAGGAGATATTAATATTGATGACTTCCGATCATGGGGTAATAAAAAGTTTGAAGGCAAGAATAGCTTTGTTCTTATATCAAATGAAGGTGCTTCTGAAGTTACTCCCGCAACTATTCAAGGAAAGATTGATCAACATAAACCAGACCTAGTTATCTTGGATTACCATCAATTGTTTAATGACAACAAGCGATCAAACTCTGAAGTAGAAAGAAATAGAAACGTATCTCGTGAATTTAAAATGCTTGCAGTATCAAATAATATTCCAATTATTGATATCACTGCAGCAACAGCAGACGATGTATCAGATCAAGACAATCCGCCAATGATGAGCCAAGTTGCTTGGTCAAAAGCAATTGAATATGATGCTGACATGGCTATGGCCGTTCATAGATACCCACAAACTAATATGATTGAAATTGTCTCTAGAAAAAATAGACACGGTCATGACTTTAATTTCTATCTGGACTGGGATATCAATCGTGGTATCGTCAAAGAGATTTACGAGAACCCATTCCAGAATGACGCACAAAAGAATTAAAAGATTTCAAATTGATGTAGAGTTTCATGATAATATTCAACTTATTAGTCTTAAGCCTCAATATGAAAACTTACTTACTCACGATATGAGATCTAAAGGATATGCTAGAGTACTTGACATAGACACAGCATTTTCGGTACAATTTACAGGCGAAACATGGAAGTTCTTAATGACACTTCATGGTGTATACGTAGGAAAGAAGAAGGCATGGCTATCAGAGGGTATAACGCAAGGAAAATTGATTCCACGCAATATGCGCCCAACCATATTAAGTCAGTAATTAAATCTCTGGGCTTAGATATTGTGGCGGAACCAGGAAATGAAGTAATGTTTTATTGCCCATTCCATTCGAATAGACACACAGCTTCATGTTGTATAAATAAGTCTTCAGGAGTATGGTTATGCTTCAACCCCTCATGTGGAGAGTCTGGAACATTAATTGAATTAGTTAGAAGAGTTCTACGTAAAAATGATTTTGAAGCAATGAGATTTATTGCTGCAGAAGAGACAGCTATATTAAATAACTTTGATGAAGTAATGGCAGGAATTTTTGAAGATAAACCTGACTTTGAAGAGTTTCCACAAGAAACATTAGATAAACTTTATAATGATCTTAAAGAAAATAAAGATGGACAATCTTATCTTAATTCTCGTGGCATAAATACATCATCAATTGATTATTTTAAATTAGGATATTCATCTAATATGAATATGGTGATTACACCAGTTCATAGTCCAGACGGCACACCAATTGGATTAGTTGGTAGATCAATTGAGGGTAAGGCTTTTAAGAATAGTACCAACTTGCCTAAGAGCAAAACATTATTTAACGTGCATCGTGCAAAGAGAATTGGCAACCATGTTATTATTGTTGAGTCTAACTTTGATGCTATTAGAATACACCAGGCGGGATTCCCTAACGTAGTGGCCGTATTAGGTGGAATGTTGTCTACAGAACAACATAAGCTTTTAAATAGATATTTTAATAAGATAACTATTATGACAGATTCAGATTTGGCTGGCAGAGAGTTAGGCCTAAGTATAGCCAATAGATTAAAAAATAAAGACCTCTTGTGGGGTTCTTACGAATATGGTAAGATATACCCACATGATGCAAAAGATGCAGGCGATATGACCGATGAGGAAATTAAAGCTTGTATTGTAAATGCAGTATCTGATATAGAATACAGATCCTGGTCTTAATGCTATAATAGTAATACAGATGGATTTATACCATCAACTACATACAAGGAGAAAAATATGGGAATCGTTAAAGGTTTAAAAGGATTAAATCAAGTTATGGACAAGCCGCAAGCTTCAAGCGGCGATGGAACAAAAGGTCGCTGGGTAAAGTTAGAAGATGGCGAGAGCGTTAAGATTCGCTTTTTGCAAGAGCTAGACCCAGATTCACCAACATACAATGAAAAGTTAGGTCTAGGATTTATTGCCGTAGAGCATACTAATCCAAAAGATTATCGTCGCAAGGCTCTATGCTCAATGGATGATCAGGGTAAGTGCTATGGTTGCGAACAACACCGTAAGGACTACAAGGCAGGATGGAAGGGTCGTTCACGACTTTACATTAATGTTCTTGTTGACGACGGCAAAGAAGACCCGTACGTTGGAATTCTTTCACAGGGTTCAAGCGGAAAGACAGTAACTCCTACTCTTATTGAGTATGCAGGCGAAATGGGAAGCATTAGTAATCTAATGTGGCGCATTAAGCGAACTGGCACAAAGACAGATACAAGTTATACAATTATTCCACTTGCTAAGGATGAAACACCATTCGATTCAAGTTCTCTTGAGCTTTTTAAGCTTGAAGAGACAGCCGTACGTGATATGCCATACACAGAGCAAGAGTCATTCTTTGCTGGTGAAAATGGTCACGGCGAAGAGTCTTCTGCTTCTAGCAGCGTAGACTGGTAACAGGTTAAAAAGGCGGAGAATTAAGTTGAACTTTACACACTTGCATGTGCATTCTTTCTATTCATTAATGGATGGGCTTAATTCTCCTGCCGAACTTGTTAAAGCAGCAAAAGAAGCTGGTCAAACAGCAATTGCAATAACAGATCACGGAACATTATCTTCACATCGTGAAATGCAAATTGCATGTAAAGATCAGGGCATAAAGCCAATCCTTGGGGTAGAAGCGTACATATCACCAACAGATAGATTTGATCGCTCTTCTAAAACAGATAAATCAATTCAGGCTTACAATCATATTATCCTGCTTGCAAAAAATAAAAAGGGTCTAGAAAACATTAATACCCTCCAAGAGTTTGCTTGGAACGAAGGCTTTTATCATAAACCACGTATTGATAGGGAGATTTTAAATGAATACAAAGAAGGTATTATCGTATTGTCTGGATGTCTTAATGGTCTTATTTCGAAATGCATTGAAAAGGGCGAGTTTAAAGAAGCAAAGATTTTACTACAAGATTTTAAGAAAAATTTTGCTGAGGATTTCTATATTGAAGTGCAGTCTCACAATCCCCAAGAAATAAATTCAAAGCTTCTTGAATTAGCAGATGAGCTTAAAATTAAGGCGGTAGCAACAGGAGATGCTCACTTTGCTAAAGAAGAAGATAGAGTATTAGAAGAGGCTATGCTTATTCTATCAACATCCCCTAAGATGGATAAGGATGCTGACTTTGAAATGTCTAGACAGATTAAAGACATTAATGAAAGACTAAATTACTTATACCCAGACCGTAGAATATCTTTTCAGGATTATAATCTATTTATACAATCAAGGTCTGAAATTGAGGCTGATTTTAATAAGGCTGGAATTACTCGTACTGATATATATGAAAATACAATGGAAATTGCTGATAAAATTAAAGATTACGACTTTAACGTTGGATTAGACCTGCTCCCAGTACCTAAGACGGATGCTGATGAAAAGTTGGCTCAGATGGCCTCTGAAGGCCTTAAAAAGCTAGGCCTACAAGAGTCTCAGGTATACATTGACAGACTTAATGAAGAGTTATCTGTAATTAAAGATAAGTCATTTGCTTCATATTTCTTAGTCGTAGCAGATATGATTAACTGGGCAAAAGAAAATGATATTAAGGTAGGGCCAGGCCGTGGATCGGCTGCAGGCTCTTTGGTCTGCTATGTGCTTGGAATTACAGATGTAGATCCAATTAAATATGACCTTCTATTCTTTAGATTTATTAATCCAGAGAGAAATGACTTTCCTGATATTGATACAGACTTTGAAGACCGCCGTCGTAAAGAAGTAAAGGATTATTTAAAGAAAAAATTTAAGCATGTTGCATCTATTTCTACATACACTTACTTTAAAGATAAGGGTGTAATTAGAGATGCTGCTCGTGTATTTATGGTTCCGCTTGTAGATGTTAACCGTGCAATGAAATCTATTGACACATTTGAAGATTTTGTTGAATCTCCAAATACTAAGGAATTTAGAAATAAGTATCCTGAAGTCTTGTGGCTTGCTGATAGACTACGTGGAAGAATTAGATCCGTTGGTGTTCACGCAGCAGGTGTTGTTGTAGCAAAAGATGATCTTAGAAAGTACGCACCAGTAGAATCGAGAGCTGATGCAAGTGATTTAGTTTCAGGAAGAATTCCAGTCGTTGCATACGATATGGATACGGTTGCAGATATAGGTCTTATTAAGCTAGATGCACTAGGTCTTAAGACTTTATCTGTGATCTCTGACACTCTTGCTTCAATTAAAAAGCGCTCAGGAAAAGACATAAACTTATCTGAGTTAACACTTGACGACCCAGATGTTTACAAGGTTTTGAGCGAAGGATATACAAAGGGTGTATTTCAAGCGGAAGCAACTCCTTATACCAATTTGCTAATAAAGATGGGTGTAGATAAGTTTGAAGATCTTGCAGCATCAAATGCTTTGGTTCGTCCAGGGGCAATGAATACTGTAGGTGCTTCTTATATTAAAAGAAAGCACGGAGATGAAGCAGTACAGTTTATTCATCCAATCATGAAGCCGTTTACAGAAAATACATACGGAGTTATTATTTATCAAGAACAAGTCATGCAGGCTTGCGTACACCTAGGTGGTATGACTTGGTCAGAAGCTGACAAGGTTCGTAAAATTATTGGAAAGAAAAAAGATGCAAAAGAATTCGACCAGTTCAAGGATCGCTTTATTGATGGCGCTTCAAAACACATTTCTAAGAAACAAGCAGAAACCTTATGGCATACTTTCGAGGCTCATGCTGGGTATTCTTTTAACCGTTCCCATGCTGTTGCTTACTCTATGCTCTCTTATTATACTGCTTGGCTCAAGACTTATTATCCTTTGGAATTTATGTTCTCGATTCTTAAAAACGAAAACGACAAAGACGCCAGAACAGAATATTTAATTGAAGCAAAAAGATTAAAGCTAAGTATTAAGCTTCCACACATTAATGAATCTGATGTATTCTTTTCTTTAAAAGGAGACTCAATTAGATTTGGTCTTGGAGAAGTAAAGTTTATTTCAGATAGTATTGCAAATAAAATTATTGAACACAGGCCATTTAGTTCTTATTCAGAGTTTATTGATAAAGCTTCTAAAAAGGGAAGTGGAATTAATAGTCGTGCAATAACAGCTCTTAACTCGATTGGTGCTGCCGCATTTGAAGACAACCCTAGAAATGGTAATGAGAAAGATAATTACTATGAATATTTAGGTATACCTACATTTAACCTAGAAGGAATTCCGCCACGCATTAAGTCTCAAGCAAGGCCAATTGAAGAGTTTGAAGACCTTGGATCATTTGTAATGTTTGGAATGGTTAAATCAATCAAGCGTGGAAATGGCTGGGCACGTATTGAGTTGGTAGATGAAACTGGCTCGATTGGTTTATTTCATACAGAACAAACTCAAATAGAAACAGGCCAAATGTATTTTATTCTTGTAGGAGATAATAGAATTGCTCGTTATATAAAGGTTAGCGAGATTGATCCAAATGGATCTAATTCATTTGTAGACTACTTATATAAAAAGCAGTATGACCTTGAAGAAGATGAGTACATTGTAGTAGATTTTACTCCATACGTAACAAAAGCTGGCAAAACAATGAGTCACATAGTTCTTTCAAATGCACAAAAAGAATTAACTAGAGCAATTGCTTTTCCTACAATGTATAAGATGTCTTTGGCTAAAATGCGAGAAGGAATGAAATGTAAGGTTGTTCTATCTACTTTAGACGATGGAACTTTAATGGTAAAGGAAATAAAATGACAGATGATGTAGAAAATTTAGTAACTTCAATTAGCATGAATCAAGTTTTAGTTGCTATTCTTGAAGAGCACGGACAATTAACCGTACCAACATTAAGGTTTTTAGACGTTAATGTTGATAATAAAGAATTGGTAATAGATTATGACGAGTCAGGCCCGTCATTTACTTTCAGCTTAAGGGAAAAAGATGCAATCGGATCAGATTCTAACTGAGTATGGGCTAGACGCTTTATCTGCAATGCTTCATGAGATTGCAATAGAAAAAGGATTTTGGGATGGAGATTATAACCATGACAAGATTGGAAATAAATTAGCTTTAGTGCATTCAGAAGTAACTGAAGTTTTAGAAGCTATAAGAAAATCAAAGGGAAGCGAAAGCATCGTAGAAGAAATTGCTGATGTAATAATTAGACTACTTGATGTTTATGCTGCAATGAGAAATGAAGAGCAGGTATTACATAGCCTAGATGAAATTCTAGAAAAGAAAATTAATATAAATAAAGAACGCCAAAGGCTTCACGGGAATTTATTTTAATGCTATACTATGGTAAAGAAAGAGTTTAAATGACAATAGAAATAGATAGCATTTTAGCAAAATTAGATCCAAAAACACGAGCAAGAGTTCAATCTGCACAGGATGTACAAGTTGAAAAACAAGTTACTCCAAGTATTGGATTAAACTTTGCTTTGCGTGGCGGTCTGGGTTACGGAAGACAAGTACTTGTATGGGGAAATAAATCTGCTGGTAAATCTTCCTTCTGCCTACAGATGATTGCTCTTGCACAAAAAGAAGGTAAGACTTGTGCTTGGATTGATGCAGAAGCTTCCTACGATCAGTCTTGGGCAGAAAAGCTAGGAGTAGACTCATCTTCTCTTATTTACTCACCAGCAAAAACAGTTAACGATATGGTTGATGTTGCAACAAAGCTAATGGATGCAGGAGTTGATATGATTGTAGTAGATTCAATTTCAGCATTGTTGCCTGCAATTTATTTTGAAAAAGATGGAAATGAAATGAAAGATTTGCAAGATACAAAGCAAATCGGCGCTGAAGCAAAGGATATGACCCACGCAGTCAAGATGTTAAACTATGCAAACAAAAACACACTACTTGTTCTCATCTCACAACAACGAAATCAATTTGGATCTATGCATGCTAGTCACATCCCCACGGGTGGCATGGCTGTCAAGTTCTTTTCTTCCACGGTCATTAAACTATGGTCGTCTGAAGCTGAGGCTAACGCTATCAAAGCTGGCATTAAAGTTGGCGACAAGATTATTGAACAAAGAGTGGGCAGGCCCGTTAACTGGATTATTGATTACAACAAACTCGGCCCCCCAAATTTATCAGGACAGTACGACTTTTACTACCAAGGGAACTCTCTTGGTGTAGATAGTGTTGGAGAAACTTTAGATGTTGCAGAAATGTGCGGGATTGTAGAAAAAGGTGGTGCATGGTATACAGTAAATGGAGAACGTTTTCAAGGACGTGCAAAGGCTGTAGCATATTTAAAGGAAAATCAAAATGTTGTAGACAAATTAATAGGAGAAATAAATGCCAGACATTAATGAGTTTCTTAGTAAGCCTGAGAAAATAATGGCTATCGAGCTACAAAAATTTGATGGAATTAAACCTTGTTCAAAGTGTGATAAGGATTCTGACACGTACTATTGGGATGCAATTAATATGACTATTTCTTGGGAATGTCCAGACGAACATAAAAATTCTTATGTGGTTGGATAATGTCAGAAAGATCGGAAGTAAAACGTGATGGCGCTAAGGCTCAAAAAAATAGTGGCCGTGGTGATTATCAAAAAGGTGATGCTAAGTGGAATCAGTTCCTTGTGGACTACAAAGAAGCAAAAGCATCATTTAATTTAAATAAAGATGTATGGGCTAAAATCTGTACAGATACTTTTAAGGTAAGCAGAGATATGCATCCTGCACTTAAAATAATTATCGGTGAGGATTCCAAGGTTCGTCTTGGAATCATTGAGTGGTCTATCTTGGAAGATTTGATCACATTTTGGGAGGAAAATAAAAATGGCTAATCCAATTATTACAATTGTTGGCAGAGTTGGAAGTGAACCAGAGGCGGTGGGATCAAATGGCCTTCGCTTTAGAGTTGCAACTAATGATCGTGTTAAGAATGATGCAACTGGAGAATGGGAAGACAAGAATACATCTTGGTGGACAGTAAAAGCTTGGCGCACACTTGCTGCACAGTCAAAGACTGTAATTAAAAAAGGCATGGAAGTTATTATCGTTGGAAAGATTTATGAAGAAAACTGGACAGATAAAGATGGCGTTAAGAGAAGTTCTTATGAAATTAATGCTGAATCAATTTCTGTTACAGCATACACTTTATCTAAGGATAAGACGCCAAGTAATGATTTCCCATCATATAAAACATATGCAGAAGTTCCTTTCTAATGAAAGAAATTTTTATGACAACAATTACAGGAATGGGAGTTGGCGTAGTCTTTGCGTTATTTAAGCTACCAGTTCCTGCCCCACCAGTATTTGCTGGGCTCATGGGTATATTTGGATTGTGGTTAGGCTATGGACTAGTAGAAAGGTTTATTTGATGCCTGAAGATAAAAATACACTTGAATTGATTAGCAATATTACTGAGTTTAATGATCTACATGATTTCATGAAAGATGAGCATTTAGACAAGGCCTTGGCTATTGTGGTAAAATTGTTAATGAATCCAGACGTTCCTTCAGCTAAGGCACCACATTTAATTATGGAGCTTCAAGCAATGTCAACTAAATTTGCAGTCCTTGCATCTGTATATTCTACAATTGCTAAAGATAAAGCGGGAACAGAAAACAATAATAAAAAGAACATTTATTATTCAGTAAAAGAGTCCATAGACAAATTGGTAGATGCGCTTAAATATGTTGTGAGGTATAACTCCTAAATGGGTAGAGATATAGTAAAGAATCTTAAGTTTAAGAAGCACACAGGTAAATTTTTTGATCCTGAATTGTTTGCTCAATTGCTTGATGAATCATATCGAAATACAAAACGTGCAGACGGAGAGATGACAAAGAAGTCATTTAGCCCAAGCTCACTTGGCTATGGGCATGGCACATGCCCAAGATATTGGTACATGGCTTTCTCTGGCGCAATGTTCATTGATGATAATGATGCAGTTGCAGTTGCTAATATGGCACAGGGAACACAGGCACACGAAAGACTTCAAAAGCTTATCTCTACTATGCCTCAATTTAAAATGGAAGAAGAAGAGATTCTTAATGAGTATCCACCTATCAGAGGGTTTATAGACCTAATTATGGAGTACGATGGTGAAACCGTAATTGGTGAAATCAAAACGGCCAAGCAAGAAGTATGGGATACAAGACAGTCTGAGATGAAGCCTACTGCTAATCACATGCTTCAACTTCTAACATACATGAAGCTAAAGAATGCTAAAGAAGGTTTCTTCTTGTATGAGAATAAAAATACTCAGGAGATCCTTGTTATTCCAATTTCAATGAATGAAAGAAATACAAAGATTATTGAAGATACATTCCTATGGATGTGTGAAGTCTGGGATAATTTTAAAGATGGCGACCTGCCAATGAGACCTGCAGGTGCTACTAAATCAAAGATGCCTTGTACATATTGCCCAGTCAAGAAGGAATGTTACTCTAAAGAAACACCAATGGGCACTGTTCAAATTGAAAAATTTGAGGTTCCTTCTATATGATTTGTGCTAATTCAGAATGTAAAAAAGATTTTGAGCCCAAAACTCATAATCAAAAATATTGTGCTGATGAGTGTTGTCGAATTGCTACTAATCGTAGAATTATGGAAAAGTATTATGAGCGCAAGGCTATAAAAAATGGAGCATTGCGTCCGTGCCATAGATGCAAGAATCAATTAAGCAGATATAATAAGGGTGATTTTTGTGCAACATGCGAGAAAAATATAAATCTTGAAAACAAAAATAAATTATTTAGGATGATAAATGACGTTAGCTAGTTTAAAAAAGACTCAAGCAAATAGAGTGTTAGGAATAGATGCCTCTACTAACTCTATTGCTTTTTGCTTAATGGAAAATGATATCCCCCTAAAATGGGGAAAAATTAATTTAGCAGGCAACGACATATATGAAAAGATTCATGATGCTAAGATCAAGATGGCTTCAATGCTAGATGAACTTAAGTCAGATTATATTGTTGTTGAGGGTGCAGTATTTGTAAAGTCTGCAGATGCTGTAATTAAACTATCATATGTCTATGGGGTTGTTATTGCAGAACTAATGTCTACTGGAGCAAAGGTTATAACCATATCCCCTTCGTCTTGGCAGGCATACATAGGAAACAAGAACCCTACAAAAGAAGAGAAGGCGGCTATCAGAGCAAAGAATCCAGGATACGCAGACTCATGGTATCAAAATCAACTACGTAATATGCGTAAACAAAGGACAGTAGATTATTTTAATAAGAAATATAACTTGGCATTAACAGATTTTGATGTGTCAGATTCATTTGGAATTGCACATTATTCGAATAGTATATTGACGGAACGATGAAATACTATCAAAGCAAAGAGTGGCTACATCGTAGATATGTCTTGCAAAAAAAGACAGTTACAGAAATAGCTAAAGAATGTAATGTCTCTGCTATGACTATACAGAGGTACCTAGACCAGTTTGGATTAATTAAAAAAAGATGAGTATTGAAAAAACTATTTGGCAAACATATGAAACTACATATGAAGAGCTCCCACAATATGCTAAAGAAAGCATAGGCACTTGGAAACACATGAATCCAGATTGGGATCACGGCTACATGTCTGGCCCAGATAGAGAACAATTCTTTAGAGTTAATTTTCCAGAAAATGTTTACAATACATACATTAATCTTCCGCTAGGTGTTATGAAGGCTGGCCTATGGAGATTTGCAATTCTTTATATTTATGGTGGTGTATACGCAGACATGGATACTCATTGTAAATCACCTATCTCTAGCTGGCTAAGTGATGAAAATGATGTCCTTTTAGATATTGAAAGAGATACTCCATGGCTTGCAACACAAGTAATTGCAGCAAAAGCAGGAAGTCCAATAATGAAAGCAGCAATAGATTTATGTGTTGAAAGATGTTCAGATGGAATTATTAAACATAATCATATGGTTCACTATTATACCGATGTTCAAATGTTTACTGATGCTCTTTATAAAGAATTGGGCGTAGAGCCTTATCAGAAGCATCTCAATGATTGGGCTCCAGAGTTAATGGAGATGGATTGGTTAAAAAATAATAACGCAAAGATATTAAATGGAGCAGAAGCAAGAAGACTGCTAGATAAAGATGTTGTTCATCTATATTGGGGAGATGATAGAGAAGCTGGTTGGATAGCATGGAAAAAAGATCCAATGGTAAATGAATCATACCCTAATGGATTTAATCCTGATCAGTGGGAGAAATAATGTCTACTATAGGAGTTTTGCCAGCATCAGGAAAAGCTTCCAGAATTGGAGGAATTCCAAAATTTTGTTTACCCATATCAGATGAAAGATCTCTTCTGCAATGGCACGTAGAGCAAATGCTTGAAGTTTGTGATGAAGTTAGAATTTCCACAAGAGCTGAATGGGTTCCTATTATTCAAAATATGGATATGAACATTAAACTAATTGTTCGAGAGCCATCAACGATGTCTGATGCAGTTAAGTTTATGGTCGGAGAATATAATGATACTGTACTTATAGGTATGCCAGATACATATATTCTTAATGCACCTGGAAATATCTACAAGCCTTTATTTAAAGAAGATACTGCTGATCTTGTTTTAGGTATATGGGAATGTAGTGAAAGCTTAAAAGGTAGAGTGGGTCAAGTTTTAGTTTCTAATAATAAAGTAATTGAATCAGAAGACAAAGTAGATAATTGTGACTATCCAGATATGTGGGGCACTATGCTGTTCCGCAAAAATATGATAAGATACATAGATACCACACTAGATCATCCAGGAAAACAGTTAAAGGAATGGATATCTAAGGGAGCTAATATTAAGGCGGTAAGACCAGGCGGACAGTATATGGATATTGGAACGCTAAGAGGACTTAAACAGTTATATAAGGAGATGGAATAATGGGATTTACATCATATCCAAATAAAGAAAACGGGTATCAAATGTGGGTTACAGATTTACAGTTAATGGCAACAGATGCACCATCAGGACATAAAATTATTAGAGAGTGTCTTGAAATTGCAGAGATGTTAATTAATAAAAACATATCGTATGGAGACTCAGCACTTAGTCCAATTCGTATATTTTCTCAGGCGGATAACCAAGAACAGATTAAAATTCGTATTGATGATAAGATTAATAGAATAAAGAATGGCTCAGGCTTTGCTGGGGATAATGATATTGACGACATGATTGGTTATTTAATCTTACTTAAAATCGCTAAGAAACTTGCTATTTTAGTCGACTAGAAGTATAATGTATTAATGAGCGAAATAGAATTGTCAGAGCATTTTGACAGAATGAATAGGGTTGTTGAAGAACTTCTCAAGGGAAGTACGCCTACCCAGATCGCCACAATTACGGGTATCCAGCGCAAAGAAGTATTAGAGTTAATTGACGACTGGAAAGACGTTGTACATAATGATAGCAATATTAGAGATCGTGCCAGAGAAGCCATCTCAGGGGCTGATCAGCACTATGCCATGCTTATCAAAGAGGCGTGGAAAACAGTAGAAGATGCAGACACCTCTGGACAATTAGGCATTAAGTCTGGTGCATTAAAGCTTATTGCAGATATTGAGACTAAAAGAATTGCCATGCTGCAGTCCATCGGCGTATTAGAAAATAATGAAATTGCTGCACAAATTGCAGAGACAGAACGCAAGCAAGATATCCTTGTTAGAATTTTAAAGGAAACTACATCAACATGCCCTAAGTGTAAGATGGAAGTTGCAAAGAGGTTATCTCAGATTACTGGAGTAATCGAGTCAGTCCCAGTAGAGGAAGCCGATGTCGTTTGATTTTAGTGACCTCATCGATATGCTTGATGGAGAGGAGTTTGATGAAAAACCAGTCGATCTTAAAACGTTTGTTAGAAGTCCAGAATACCTTGGGCTTCCAGAACTTTCTGACTACCAGTACACGCTTATCGAAAAAAGCTCCCAGATTTATAAAGAGTCAACCCTTATTAAACTCTTCGGAGAAGAAGAAGGAAGAATAAGATTTAAGCAAACTGCTAATGAAGTAGTTGCTCAATTAGGAAAAGGATCTGGAAAAGATTACTGCTCAACTATTGCAGTATCATATATAGTATATTTACTATTGTGCCTTAAGGACCCAGCTACATATTACGGTAAGCCTCCAGGAGACAGCATTGATATTATTAACATTGCTATTAACTCTCAACAGGCAAGCAACGTGTTCTTTAAGGGATTTAAGACACGCATTGATAAGTCGCCTTGGTTTGCTGGAAAGTATAACGATAAAGCTTCAGAAGTTAAATTTGATAAGGCTATTACAGTACACTCAGGTCACTCAGAGCGTGAAGCATGGGAAGGATATAACGTAATCGTAGTTATCCTTGATGAAATTTCAGGATTTGCAATTGATAATACAACTGGGCATGAACAAGCAAAAACAGGTGCAGCTATATATGATATGTATCGTGCATCTGTAGACTCTCGTTTCCCAGACTTTGGCAAGGTCATCCTTCTATCGTTTCCTAGATATAAAAATGATTACATTCAGCAAAGATATAACGCTGTTGTAGCAGAAAAAGAAACTATTATTCGTGATCATAAGTTTAAGATGGATGAAGACCTACCAGACGATACTCAGGGCAATGAGTTCAGTGTGGAATGGGAAGAAGATCATATTGTTTCCTATAAGATTCCAAGAGTGTATGCTCTTAAAAGACCTACGTGGGAAGTTAATCCAGTTAGAAAGATTGATGATTTTAAAGTAGCATTTTTTACCAATCCAATGGATGCGCTATCTAGATTTGCATGTATGCCACCTGATGCTGTTGATGCGTTTTTTAAATCAAGAGAAAAGGTTGAGAAGGCTTTTAATAAAGGACACCTTGCTGTAGATAATTTTGGAAGACTTGAAGAATGGTTTATACCAGATCCAGATAAAGAATACTTTCTGCACGTTGACCTAGCACAGAAGCATGACCATTGTGCAGTAGCTATGGGGCATGTGAATAAATGGGTTAATATTAAAGTTACTGATAGTTATTCTCAGCCAGCCCCTATGGTTGAAATTGATGCAGTTAGATTCTGGACACCAACAGCAGACAAATCTGTAGACTTTACAGAAGTAAAAGATTATATTCTATCACTAAGAACTCGTGGATTTAAGATAAGAGTATGTACGTTTGACAGATGGAACTCTCATGATATGATGCAACAACTAAAACAATACGGCATCAATACAGAGATTCTATCTGTCGCTAAAAAGCATTACGACGATATGGCTATGATCGTGGCGGAAGAAAGACTATCTGGACCACATATACAATTGCTTATCGATGAACTGCTACAGCTAAAGATAATGAGAGATAGGGTTGACCACCCAAGAAAAGGTTCAAAGGATTTGGCGGACGCAGTTTGTGGAGCTATTTATAATGCTATTAGCAGAAGTAAATTTGATACAAATGAAGAAATAAATATACATACGTATGAGTCTATGAGTTATGATAATGACTTTGGAACAAAAAATGACGGAGAAACAGAGTCATACAATATGATAAGGGCACCAAGAATGCCAGAAAATTTAAGAGACGCAATGGACAGGATGACAATAATATGAGTACATATCAAGAAAAAGCTAAAGAATGTAAATGTTGTGGCAAGCATGTTCCGCTGCCAACAGTATTAAAAGAATATAATGGAATAGTTTTATGTCCAACTACATTCTCTAATGTAATTGAATATAAGAGGATCTGGATTGCTGCAGGTCATAGACCAACGGGTAATATTAGAAAACATTTTTCAGAATATGTACAGCAAATAGTAGAAGAAACTATTGACAAAAATGAAGACGGCACGTTATAATATACAACTAAGCAACAATAGCTTAGTTGGTTAAAGCCCCGAACTCATAATTCGGTAATCGTAGGTTCAAGTCCTACTTGTTGCACAAGGAGATCGCATGGATGATGATGATAAGCTAGCAATGTATCTAGAAATGGGTGCAGTTGAATTATCTGGCATGGATGAGCATGGAGAATTTATTTTCCAAATTACAGAAAAAGCAAAAGATATTGCTCCAGAATTATGGGAGGCTCATCAGGAACACGTTGATCGTTCATTAGTGCAGCTATACGAGGCTGGATTAATAAATGTAACATATAACGATAACCTTGAAGCAACAATAGAGATGTCAGAAGAAGGTCATAAGATGGCTAAAGATTTAGGTTTAGTAGAAGTTGATATGCATGAGGAAGATATTCCAAATGATTAACTTAATGCCTTCGTAGCTCAGAGGATAGAGCAGGACTCTTCTAAGGTCTTGGTCGCAGGTTCGACTCCTGCCGACGGCGCAATGCGGATGTTGCATATTGGTAGTGCCTCTGCCTTCCAAGCAGAAGGGGTCAGTTCGATTCTGATCATCCGCTCAAATAAAAAATGATATAATATAATCAAGTCAACTAAAATAAGGAGAAATAAAATGGCAGCAGAACAAGGATCAGCAGCAAGACTAGTGGAAGTAGCACTAGCAGAAGTTGGAACTATTGAAGGACCAAAAGACAATGAAACAAAGTATGGCAAGTTTGCAAAGGCAAATTTTCAACCATGGTGCGGATCATTTGTTATGTGGTGTGCAGATCAAGCAGGAGTAAAAGTTCCTAATACAGTATATACGCCAGCGGGAGCACAAGCATTTATTAAAGCAGGAACTTGGCAGATGGCAGAAGTAGCAACACCAGAAGTTGGGGATATTGCCTATTTTGATTTTCCATCAGATGGCGTCGATAGAATTTCTCACGTAGGAATTGTTGTTGCAGTAAACACAGATGGCACAGTAGATGTTGTAGAGGGAAATACATCTTCAGATAAAAAGGGCGATCAAAGAAATGGCGGAGAGTGTTGCCTTAAGAATCGTGCTTACAAGAAGAAGAACGGATCAAAACTTCGCAGAAGCCAGATAGTAGGAATTGTAGGATTTGGAAGACCAGCATTTGGTAAGCCTGTTGCTAAGAAAGTTGCAGCGCCAGTTAAGAAGGCGACAGTAAAGAAGAAGTAATGTACGAATACCATGTTAAGAAAGTAAATAACGTAGTAGACGGAGATACAATAGACGTAGATATTGATCTAGGTTTTGACATATCATTTAGTTCAAGAGTTAGACTGGCTGGAATTGATACTCCAGAGTCTAGAACAAAAGACCTTGCTGAGAAAAAGCTAGGTCTTGAGGCTAAAGAGTATGTAAAGTCTAAGATTAAAGACGCTAAGGAAGTTGTAATTAAGACAGAGAAGATGGACTCATCAGAAAAATATGGGCGTATCCTTGGATGGCTATTCCTAGATGGATCTAAAGTATCAGTCAATGAACAAATGATTGCCGATGGATATGCCTGGGGATACCTAGGGGATACCAAGGTAAAGGACTTTGAAGCACTTGCTAAAGTAAGGGCTAAGAGGAAGTAGACAAGCAAAAAATATTTTGCTATAATAATATATGGATCGCTCATTAGAGGGTCCATATATTAATTTATTCGCTTGAAAGGGGAATAACATGGTAAATACATTCACACTGGATCTTTTTAAGGATCCATTTTTTATTGGTTGGGATCGCCAATTTAAGGATCTTGAAAAGATAATGCACAACTCTACAAACTATCCACCTTATAATTTGGTTGAAGTTAGTGAAGATACTTACATGATTGAGCTTGCTTTGGCAGGATTCAAGAAAGAAGATATCTCTGTTGAACAGGAAAAAAATGTACTAACAATTAAGGGTTCATCAGAAGAAGATTCAAGTAAATATATTCACAAAGGTATTGGTGCAAGAAACTTTGCTAGAACATTTTCTTTATCTGAATACATGATTGTAGCAGGAGTTACAATGGAAAATGGAGTACTTCGTGTACTTGTAATTAGGGATGTGCCAGAAGCGGCTAAGCCTAAAAAGTTTGAAATCATGGATTCATTTACTCCAGATGAGGTAGTTATGTCTCCTACAGAAAGAAAAACAAAAAAATAGTATAATAGAAGTCTGCATCCCTTCATCGGGAAGTCGCAGATAGCGGGCCGCTACCCGCAGGATGGACCTGAGCATGTCATTAAACTGCTCACTAACATTAAAGGATATGTAATGCCAGTATATGAATATAAGTGCACTGAAGATGATGCACATGCAACAATGTCAGTGCACAGATCAATAATGGATGATGATCCAGGTTACACATGTGTTGAATGTGAATCAGAAATGACTAGACACTTTACTCCTTTTGGAATTCAGTTTAAAGGTAATGGCTTTTACAAGACAGATAATCCTAAGTAGTTTAAAACAACATTCTGATATAATTACTAAGTAAACAAAAATATTGTTTTACTTAGGAGATACCTAGTTGACTAGAAAGTTAAGAATATTTTGCGCCTTCCTGCTTACTGTAGGTTGGCTTTTTGCTATCCCAGCTGATTCCAGCTATGCAACATCAGAAATATCTGCTACTGTTTCAGAAGGAAAGATACTCAATTTATCTGCTCCGTCTGGGTTTAAAATTGATCGTGTAGTATTTGCCTCATATGGAACACCAGTAAATTATACAATTGGAAAATGTCATGCAATAAACTCTATATCTATTGTAGAGGCGGCTATAAAAAATGAATCATTAACTATTTCAGCTACAAACGGTATTTTTGGAGATCCATGTGGTGGAACATTTAAGTCTTTATCAGTTATATTATCAATTCAAGAATTACAAATATCTCCAGTTAACCCTATTCCAGAAATAATTACAATTGGTGCACCAAGAAATCTATCCGTAATAGATGGATCAACATCAACAGTGTTATCTTGGGATTCTCCAAACACTGGCACAAGACAGCCAGAAAGATATGCAATTAGCTTTAACTGCGACAAATGCAATGGCTGGGGTATTGCTACAGGCAATGTTGGAGATTCTAATGCTTTAAATACAAGTATAACTATTAGCCACTCGTTGCTTGAAAGCTTAATGCCAAGTGGAACAGTATGGTCATTTCATATTAGATCAGATAATGATACATTACGTTTATACTCCGATAATTCAAATGTAGTAACAATTAAAATAGGTAAAACTTCAGAAGAATTAGCTGCAGAGCAGGCTGCCATATTAGCAGAACAAGAAAGATTAGCAGCAATTATTGCAGCAGAAAAAGCAAAACTTGAAGCAGAAGCTGCAGCAAAACTAGCAGCAGAATTAGCAGCTAAAGCAGAAGCAGATCGATTAGCTGCAATTGAAGCAGCAAAAATACAAGCAGAAAAAGATAAGTTAGCAGCAGAAGCTGCGGCATTAGCCGAGCAACAAAGATTAGCAGCGGAAGCTGCCGCTAAGAAAGCAGAAGAAGATCGTATTGCTGCAGAGTTGGCTGCCGCTAAGGCAGAAGAAGAAAGATTAGCAGCGGAAGCTGCCGCTAAGAAAGCAGAAG